ACCTGCTGACCAAGTGGGGCGTCGTCTAGCGGAGCGTCCTCCTTTCGACTTTTGGTGTATATAATACATTATGAGAAAAGCATCCTATAAAACTAGTGAATTCTGGTATACTCTCGTTAGCTTCATAATGAGCGGACTATTTCTTTTTGGAGTAATACAAGAACCAGACACAAAAGATGACTTAACCGATGTATTTACTCATGTGGTAGAGAGCGTCATATTATTGGGTGGACAAGCATTCATTTTGGCTAGATATATCAAAAAACGAAAAGAAGAAAAAATAGAAGAAGAGAAAACCAAGCAAAAAGAGCAGGAAAATCTCAAAAAAGAATTAGAAGATTATGTAGGGGTAGACAAAAACCTTAAGGTAATTAATATAAATACAGCGGGAATAGGAGAACTAATTCAACTACCTCGTATCGGCCCAGCAACAGCCCAAAAAATAGTAGAATATCGTATTGAAAATGGCAAGTTTAAAGAACCAGAAGATTTAATTAAAGTTAGTGGCGTTGGAGATTACATATTTCAAGATATTAAAAAATACATTATTGTATGAGGTATAAAAATGAGCGAATTAAGCACAAAAGATCTTATTAGAGAAGAAATCGAAAAATTAATAGAAGAAACAAAAAAGTCTGTAGCAGAAGTTAAGAGCTTTGCACTAAGCGAGGTGTGGAAAATACTACAACTATTGACCGCCGTTGTTATTCAACTTATTGAAAATCTAGGAGATAATCTTAGTAGTCCAGAGAAAAAAGAGCTAGCATTGGAATTAATAGGTAGTTTTTATGACAAAATTTTTACTGTTGTGGATATTCCGTGGGTTCATTCTTTAGTTGAACCAATAATACATAGTCATGTTAAAAGTTTTCTTATGCTTCTTGTAGGTTCTGGTATTGATGCTATGGTGGCTACATTTAGGCAAGTTGGAGTATTTAAACCGAAAGAGCCAGTTAGTGTACAATCTAATGTAAGCACAGAACGCAAAGTAGTAGTAGATTTTCTTAATAATCTTAAATATATAGTGAGGGTAGAATGAATTTCACACAAAGTTTTGAGGAATTTAGCGGAAGTTTAGGACCAACGGATTTGGCTCTTTATGCAGGTGTAGGAGTTGTATTGTGGATTCTATTTAAGGATCAAATGAGCCCGGTACAAAAAATGGTCCTGGATTTTGTTAATAAATTTAAAGGGAAAAATTCAAATAATTCAGATAGTAATTTAGCCGATAAAATAAAAGAAATTGTAGATTCTTCTAAAGAGCAAGTAGAAGACCGTAATTTATTTTTCGATCTAGTAGTTTCATGGAAACAAACAAGAGACTTAGCAGAAAAAAGCGGATGCAAAAAAGCTGTTGAAGTAGCAGATCAAATGTTTCCTTATCTTTCTCCTATGGTTTGTGAGGATTTAGGATTAAAGCAGGAGAATGAAAATGAAGAATAAATTAGTGCTAGCTGTTGGAATCGTCTTAATAGGCTTTGGTTTATTTGGTAAGTACTCGCCCACAGATATTTTAAAACCGACCACTCCTGCTGTAGAGAGCTATGTTATAGACGCCCCTAGCGACGAAGCCTTATTAGAAAAAGCCCGGTCTGTGGTTTCAGTTCTAAAAGAATCAAACGATTCTACCAAAAGATTAGATTGTCTAAAATTATCCTCACTATATTGTGATATGGCCACACTAATAGAATTAGACAATACTGATAAAGTTATTAAAGATACTGCCTCTATTCGTGAAGCAAACAGTCTTGCTGGTAAAATGCTTAGATTAAATATTAAAAATAAATACCCAAATCTTGCAGAATCTTGCAAAGAACTAATTGTTGAAGCTATTGGAGAAGACGATGTGGTATTAGATGAAAACATGAGAAAAAAGGCCTGTGATGCTTTTAGGGCTTTAAGTTGGGCTTTTTACGAGGGTAGTAAATAATGCCAAGAATGACACCAGATCAACTCTATAACGAATATCGTAAAGGTTTTAGTGGATGCTTGTGGGAGCAGCACATATTTGATGAACTTATAGAGACTAGTAAATACGCCTATTTTAAAGATGGAGCAAAGCGTATTAAAGATAGTGGAAAAGGTAAGCTATCTACACCTTTTAAATCTGTATTGAAATTTGATAAGAACGCTTATACAACAAGGCAACAGCAGGGGGATTGTGTAAGTTTCGCAACTAGGAATGCTTGTGATTTAACAAGAGCAGTAGAGATAGACATTAAGGGCGACAAAGAAAGCTGGATATCTCTTGGTGCAACAGAGGGGATTTATGGATTTAGGGGTCACGGCGGAGAAGGGATGAGTTGTTCTAGGGCCGCTACTTTTGTTAGTAAAACAGGAGGAATACTATTACGCAAAAACTATCCTGGTATCATTGATTTAACAAAATATCAGCCAAGACTTAGTAAGGGGTGGGGCAGTAGAGGGATTCCGGATGATATTATAGATTTAGCAGATGATCATCAAATAAGAACAGTATCATTAATAAAAACAGTAGAAGAAGCTAGAGATGCTTTAGCTAATGGTTATGGTTTAAGTGTATGTTCCAGTTATGGATTTTCTAATCGTAGAGACTCTAAGGGGTTTGCTCGTAAAAGTGGCTCATGGGCACATGCGATGTGCTGGTCGGCTTGTGATGATACAGATGGAGAACCTTCATTTTTAGTTCAAAATTCTTGGGGTTGTTATTCAGATGATACCGAGGTACTTACTAAAGAAGGTTGGAAATTTTTTAAAAATCTATCAGATAGCGACATATTGGCTACTCTCAACCCCAATAATCACAATCTAGAATGGCAACAAATACAAGAAAAATTTGAATATAATTACAATGGTTATTTAAATCACTATCATTTCAGAGGCGTTGATTTACTTGTCACAGATAATCATAACATGTATATTGGTAAATTACATTCAGATTTAGACAATCCGGCCTCTTGGAGTATAGTTGAATCAAAAAATTGTCCTAAGTATTTACACATCAAAAAAAATGCTAAATGGAACGGTAAGGAAATATTAAATATTAAAATAGGCAAACACATCATTGCCATGGATTTATGGCTAGAGTTTTTGGGTTATTTTATATCAGAAGGTCACGCATCCCTGCATAATAAAGTATTATCTAGTGGAGAAACCAAAAGTTATGGTCATATTGGAATTAGTCAATACAAACTAGATTCTCAACTAATGATGAAAAAATGTTTAGATAATTTGCCGTTTAAGTTTTCTAAAAATATGGTGTGTTATGACAAGTCTTTGTACAACGAATTAAAAATATTTGGTAAAGCACACCAAAAGCATATTCCTAATTATGTGAAAGACTTATCTTCCAGACAACAAAAGATTTTTTTTGACGCTATTATGTTAGGCGACGGATCAATTAGTAATGGTAAAATGAATTTTTATACATCTTCCAAACAATTAGCCGACGACATGCAAGAACTTATATTAAAAATAGGCATGGCTGCTGATATTATAGAGATTAATAGAATTGGAAGAGATAATGGTAAAAATAACAATAAAAACATCACAAGACACAAAGAGTACAGGCTAAACATTAAAGCAATATCTTTAACACCAAGAGAATCCAATGGTACAACTCCGATATTATTGCCATATAATGGTAAAATTTATTGCGCCACAGTACCTAATCATATAATGTATGTTAGGCGTAATGGTAGGGCGGTATGGTGCGGCAACAGCTGGAACTCTGGCGGTCATCCAGAATGGGGGCCTATCCCAGATGGTTCTTTTTTAATACACGCCGATGTGGCCGAAGGTATGTTAAGGCAAAACGGAGCTTATGCCTTTAGTGATTTTAATGGATTTCCTCCTCAAAAACTTCCAGATTACGGTTTTGGAGATTACTTATGAAATTTTTAGATAAAGTTGCTCTAAATAGATTTATTAAAATTATAACCGATTTTATATTATCGATCATAAAAATATTTGCCACCAAAAATAAAGATATAGTTTCTCCTAAGCCAGTAAAAAGACCCCTTAAAGATCTTTTAGATAGGGTATTTAACAGATGAAAACAATATTATTTTCTATATTGATTGCGAGTGTTATGTTGTCGTCTAATGTTTCCCAATATAGCACTTTGTCTGTGGTCACACTAGTAGGAGCTAAAATAGCCTCATTGCAACAAGAACCACAAATTAAAAAACACAAACGCAAAGATTGTCCTGTATGTAAAGGTAAGGGGTGGTATATTAGTGGAGATGGTATAGCTAAGGTTGATTGTGGCTATTGTGAACCAGAAAAAGAATCCAATATCCAAACAGAGAGTAAAGATGAGCGTCTTTCACCAAAGACAAAAATCTTTAAAGGATAGATGTTAAAGTTTATATGTTGTTATTTTAATTTTAGTAACTCAACCAAGATAAAAAATAACTATATAGAATTTCGAAAAAAATTTCCTTACGATATTATCACCGTAGAGTTAGCTCTTCCAAATCAAAAATTTTTTATAGACGATAGTATCAAAATAAATGCAGACTATAATAATATTTTATGGCAAAAAGAAAGGTGTTTGAATATAGCAATAGACGAACTACCTCCACAAGTAGACAGTATTGCTTGGGTAGACACAGATGTTATTTTTCATAACCATTTGTTACTAGAACAAACAGAAAAGTCATTATCAGAATATAAAGTTGTTCAATTATTTGATCGCTGTTTTGAAAAACCATATATAAATTCTTATCACAATAATTATAGCTTAGGGAAAAAAATAGTTGATAACTTAGACATAAAATTTCCCGCTATAGGCTTTGCTTGGGCGTTTAGGAGAAATATTCTTGTAGATAATCATCTCTATGATTGTGATCCTGTAGGCAATTCTGATGTTTTACAATTACTTGTCTGGATGGGTGTGTGGAACCATAGGACAATTATAGATTTATTGCCACCTTACAGAAAAGAATTTTTATTATGGGCATGGGATAGTTATGAAAATGTTCAGGGAAATATAGGTTATGTGCAAGGATCATTAGAACATTTATATCACGGAAAATTACAGTATAGGGGATATCATTCAAGAAATAATATACTTGTAAAACATAACTTTACTCCCTCAAAAGACCTAAGATTGGATAATAATAACCTATATTCTATACCATATAAGCCCAGCTTGATCAAAGAAATAGCTCAATATTTTGACGATAGAAAAAAATACGAATAATGGTGTATTATTTATTGCTTATTAGAATTATTCTCTAGGGTTAAATCATTATGACGGAACTAGAAACTATAGGAACAAAAATTCTTAATAAAACCAGCATCAAACCAGATCAAAAATTTGGCAGCATAATAGCATTATTAATGGTTATAAGTATATGTTTTACAGCCATCAGGGTTGTTCAAGAATGTCAAAAAAACAAAACAAAAGAATTACATGGCGATGATCTAGATTCGTTTTATAAAGAACAATTTAGATCTCTTGGATTAAAAAACAGTTGGTATACTAACCTAAAACTTAAAAAAATAATTAGACAAAAAATGAGTATAGCAGATTACAAAAAATATAAAAACGAATTAAAAAATGCTATTTTAGAGGTGTCTAGTGATTTGTCTGAAAAAGAAGTACACACTCTCATAGGAGCAGTAAATAATGATTAATATTTTTATATGGTGCATATATGGTATTTTTGTAGGATCTATTGCCAAAAGCATAGTTCCAGGAGAAGAAAAAATGGGATTTTTTCAAACTGTAGCACTAGGAGTATCTGGCTCTTATGCGGGTGGAGCCATATCTTATTTATTGGGGATGGAGAATGTACTAAGTGCTGGGGGGATTATTATGGGTGTCGGAGGCTCTGTTTTAGCCCTACTGGTATACAATAAAATAGTTAAATGAAAATAATTAATACATACCACACTAATTTTGGTGGTGGTATAGGAGATTTTTTAAGGGGATCCGTCCATCTTCACTCCTTGTGTAAAAAATATGACATTAATTTTTCTATAGATTGGAAATATCACACCATAGGAAAATATATCAGCTCTAGTGAACAATCATCATATAATATGGATTATATACTAGATGTAGAAAAATTGGCTTTTAAACAAAAGAATAATAGACCATTCAACAATAGACTAAAAAGTATTATAAATCTTATAGCAGAAAAAACTACTCAGACAAAACCTGATAATAAAAATCCAGTTTTAATGTCTTCTTACTATTTAGATATTTATGGGGACAATCCTTTACAAAAAATTCTATCTTATGACATACCTGATGATACTAAGAATTTTCTAAAAAATAACCTTATAGTATGCGAAAAAATAAAAACAAAACACAAAAAAACAATTAATAAAATACAAGACTATGGAACAATACATTTCAGACTAGGAGACAGACAAACCCTTCCTAATTTTCAAAAAACTTCAGAAAAGATACCACAGAACATACTGAATAATTACAATTTAAGAGAAATTGAACACGATTTTGATTTTCTTTATTTTTTGATTGAAAGAAACTTAGAAGATAATAATTTATCCAAAATAATATTGCTATCAGACTGCAACAAGTTTAAAAAGTATGTTTCTCAAAAAAATAATTCAAAAATCATAATAACACATTTTGATAGTGTTCATTCATCTTGTAAGCCTGGATTATTAAAATATACGAAAGCATATTCTCATAGTTTTTCTGATAATCAAGCATATTGTTTAGCGTTAGATCTAGAATGTTTAATTAACAGTAAAATTAATATTAGTTACAGTATTTACAGTTGGGGGTCTGGATTCACAATATGGCCAAGCAAAATTTTCAACGTTCCTTTAAAGGCTTATCGTATAGAGACTTATCATTATGACTAAAATGAAAATTACTATAATATGATTATTTCACACAAACATCAATTCATTATTATTAATATACCTAAAACGGGAACTTTATCCATTTTAAACACTTTGTTTAGATCTAATATTCATATAGATATATCTGGTAATGGATCAATGGATAAAGAGTATTATGTTCATGATTCTGCTAGTAGTGTTAAGCATAAATTATTAGCTTCTGGTTTTGATTGGAACAAATATGTTTCCTATGTAAGAATAAGAAATCCTTGGCAGAGATATGTTTCATATTTTATGTGGACACATAAACACATAAAGTATTGCACAGAAAACCCTACAATAATAAATGAACTAGATAAAAAAGCATTAAAAAGTATTTTAAGTGTTCAAGAACATTATGATAATTGTGATAAAAAAATTTTAAAACACTATATAAATTCCATTGCTAATCAATCTCATTATTTTTTAGAAAATGGTCAATGTATAGTAAATAATATTCAGAAATTTGAAAACTTACAAAATGACTTCAAAACATTTTGCAATAGTTTAAATATTCAAAATATAGAATTATTACAACTAAACAAGAACAAAGACTATATCTATAAAGATTTTTATAACCAAGAACTAATAGATATAGTAGCAGATAAAGAAAAATATGTTATTGATAAATGGAGATACGAATACTAATGTACACACAACCAAAAACTAATATTAAATTAGAAGATTGCGAATTTTATCACTCTTTTGATTTTCCGGATGGGACTATGGTAAACGGAAATTGGGATCTTCGATATTGTATAAAAGAATATTTAGGCAATATTAATTATGAAGGTAAGCGGGTTATAGATGTGGGAGCAGCCTCTGGTTACCTATCGTTTGAGATGGAGAAATTGGGTGCTGATGTAGTTTCTTTTGACATGCCTGATGGTTCTTATTGGGATGTATTAAAATATCCAGGATATATTCCAGCAAAACATCTGAATTGTCACACTAAAATGTATAACTCCTATTATTATGCATACGAAAAATTTAAATCTAAATGCAAAATATATCGCGCCAATATATATGATAATTTACCAGAATGTTTAGAAAGTTTCGATGGGGCGGTCTTTGGTACCATGTTATCTCATGTTAGAGATCCGATATTAGTATTAATGAATATGCTATATAGAGTTAAAGAATTTGCTGTACTAATCAATCCTTTTCCTGATAAAAATGGCTCTACTTTTATGCCCTCATTTAATAATTTCCAAAGAACTTGGTGGAGTTTAAGCATAGATACAATAGATAGGATGATAAGTAGTATCGGATGGAAAATTGAAAATATTATTGAAGTATGGCCTATTCAAAATGTTTTATTAGACAAACCCGAAAAAAGACTATACAAGTCTATTGTGGCCAAAAGACGCTCTTGACTATCTATTTACTGTCGGTTACAATACTTATATGAGACCAAACTGGACAGACTATTTTCTCGGACTTGCTAAAGTTGTTTCACAACGAAGTCACGATATACACACTCAACACGGCTGCGTAATTACAGATCAACAACACAGAATTTTAAGTGTTGGTTATAATGGTTTTCCTAAAGGTATGAATGATTCATTTCTGCCTACTTCTCGTCCAGAAAAATACTCATGGATGATTCACGCAGAAAGAAATGCTCTAAGCAATTGCGTAATACGACCAGATAATGGTATCGCTTATGTAACTGGTCAAAGTTGTAATGATTGCATCATGGCTTTATGGCAAGAAGGAATCACCAGGGTAGTAATGGCAGATAGTCATGGAACAAAATTATTTGACGATAAAGAAAAAGAAAGGTTCGATATTTTTGTCAAACAAACTAAAATACAAATCGTGTACACTACACCAGACTTCGATTGGATCAGAAAAATAGATTTTTAAAAAACGTTTTAGCATCTTTGTTTAACGGTGTATGTTATTAGCATAACCCATATTTTTATTAGGCCCTTGCTTCCTCTAACTAACGATTTATCATATCATATGACCAAATCATTCTTAAATAAGGGCTAAGTCAATTATTTCTAAGGAGTAAATATGTCGGCACTAAATGAACTTCAAAATTATACATTTGTTAGTAAGTATGCTCGTTGGATTGAAAGTGAAAGTCGCAGAGAAACTTGGAAAGAGGCCGTAGACAGAGTGAGAAATATGATGCATACCAAATATGCCGACAAAAATATTGCCGAAGAAATAAATTGGGCATATGATTTGATGTTCAAGAAGAAAATTCTGGGTAGTCAAAGGTGTTTGCAATTTGGTGGCGATCCTATTCTAAAGCGTAATTCAAAGCTATATAATTGTACAGCAAGTTATTGTGATCGTTTAAGGTTTTTTCAAGAATGTTTTTGGCTATTATTGTGCGGCAGCGGTACCGGCTTTAGTGTTCAAAAACACCATGTATCAAAACTACCAACACTTTCTCAAACGCCCAAAGACAAAGACAAGGGCGTAAAATATGTAATAGAAGATAGTATAGAGGGTTGGGCTGATTCTCTTGGTGTGTTGCTAAGTTCTTATTTTAATAAGCCAAGTGAACCAAAATTTAAAGAGTATAAAGATCAATATATAGTTTTTGATTATTCTCAAATACGACCAAAGGGTTCTCCATTAACGTCTGGTGTTGGAAAAGCCCCAGGCTTTGAACCATTACAAAATGGACTAGAAAAAATTAGAGAACTATTAGACAGGTGTGTAGCAAATGAACAAAAAAAACTCAGACCCATTGATGCTTATGATATTGTTATGCACAGTAGCGATGCTGTGTTATCGGGCGGCGTGCGCAGAAGTGCGTCTTTGGCTTTGTTCAGCGCAGACGATGAAGAAATGGCAAAGGCTAAAACCGGCAATTGGTATATAGATAATCCACAGAGAGCCAGAAGCAATAATTCGGCATTATTATTAAAAGATGGTACTTCGTATGAAGATTTTAAAAATCTCATGGAGAGCGTTAAAGAATTTGGAGAACCAGGATTTATTTGGGGCGATTCAACAGAAATGGTTTTCAACCCTTGCGTTGAAATCTCGCTGTGGCCTGTTAATGAAAAAACAGGAGAATCAGGATGGCAAGGATGCAATCTTAGCACTATTAATTGTTCTTCTATTGCAGATGAAGATGATTTTTATGAAAGATGCAAAGCAGCTGCGTTGATAGGTACTTTACAGGCTGGATTTACAGGATTAGAATATTTGGGTAAAAACAGTGAAGAAATTTTCGAGAGAGAGGCTCTCCTTGGAGTTTCAATGACAGGAATAATGGAAAAGCACGATTTAATACTAACAGAAAAGGTATTAAAAGCTGGTGCCAAAATTGCTGTAGAAACAAACAAAGAAATGTCTAAAAAGATAGAAATAAATCAGGCAGCAAGAGTTACTTGTTTAAAGCCAGAGGGAACATCTAGCTCTATGCTTGGCACTAGTTCAGGTATACATCCACATCATGCAAAAAGATATATTAGGCATGTACAAGCCAACGTGCTAGAGCCTCCTTATCAATATTTTAAAAGCTATAACCCTCATGCATGTGAGAAATCTGCTTGGTCTGCTAATAATACTGATGAAGTTATTAAATTCCCAATAGAAGTTCCAGATGGTTCTAAATTAAAAAATCAGCTTCCTGCCGTAGAGATGCTTGCAGTTGTTAAAGATACTCAAAAAAATTGGGTACAGTCAGGTAAAAATAGATCTTTATGTACTCAAGATTATCTTTGTCACAACGTTAGCAATACTGTTACGGTTAAGACAGAAGAATGGGAAGATGTAACCAAATATATTTATGACAATCGCAAATATTTTGCAGGTATCAGTCTTATTCCTCAAAGCGGAGACAAAGACTATCCCCAGGCGCCATTTACTACTGTTTATACAAGCAGAGAGATTGTTAAAGAATATGGAGATGCTGCGTTGTGGTGTTCTGGCTTAATTGAATTGGGCTTGAACGCCTTCAACAATAACCTGTGGGCATCGTGTGACTACATGACATTAAATCAAGAAACAGACAAAGACGGTGAAGATAAAAAAATGTTTGCCACTAAAATGAGGAGGTTTGCTAAAAAGTATTTTAACGACGATATTAGGCGTTTAACTTATTGTATGAAAGATGTATATAATTGGAAAATTTATACTGACCTATATAATAGTTTTACCAAGGTTGATTATACACAACTACATGAAACCGAGGACAATACCGCTGGAATAGAAGAGATTAGTTGTGCTGGTGGAGCATGTTTAATTTAAACCTATTCTGTCCTGAAAGGTGGTTACCTTGAGAAAAAGAAAAAATCGCAATAATACCAATAAAAATTTTAGTGTTCTAGACAATAAAAAAGACAGATTTGAAAAACCTGAAGAAATTATAGTAGGTTTTAAAAATAGACTAAAGCCTAGAACAATTAATCAGAAAGAGTATATTAGAACAGTAGCTGAAAATACTATTACTTTCTGTCAAGGTATTGCTGGGTCTGGTAAAACACATATCGCAGTTGGTATGGCATTAGAATATTTGCTTGATCACAAAATTAAAAAGGTAATAATTACAAGACCTATTGTAGAAGCTGGAGAAAAACTAGGGTTTTTACCTGGAACAGCTGAAGAAAAATTGCATCCTTATTTGTTGCCATTGTTTGATGAGATTAATTATTTTCTATCTGATAGACATCGTGGAAAATTACAAAATACACATCAAATAGAGATAGTTCCACTTGGCCTTATGAGAGGTAGAAGTTTTCATAATGCTTTCATAGTAGCAGATGAATGTCAAAATGCTTCTTACGATCAACTAAAAATGCTATTGACAAGAATTGGAATGGATAGTAAAATGATTCTTACTGGAGATACTGAACAGTCAGATTTAGAAGATAGAAAAAAGGGTGGTTTTCAAACAATAATAAATAAATTACAAGATACCAAAAATATAGGTTTTTCTGCTCTAGAAACTACAGATATCATTAGAAATCCAATCATTGCGGATATCGTTTACAAATTACAATGACACATAAAAATTGTCTAGTATTAAATGCTGACTATACTCCAATAAAAATCATAGATTGGAAAAAAGCCATGATATGGTTTTTTAGATATAGTCACGATTATTTTGAAAACATAGACATTATAGAATATCATAATACAGATACAGTTATTGGTTGTAATGGACCTATAAGTATCCCATCTATTATTAAAACTAAAAAGTATTTTAAGATTCTCAATAAGGATGTTAATTTTTCACGTAAAAATGTTTTTATTAGAGATAATTTTACGTGTCAATATTGCAATAAAAAGTTTTCTATAAATAAATTAACATATGACCATGTAATACCAAAATCAATTTGGAAAGAAAGCTGTAGCCCAACTTGTTGGACAAATATAGTTACAGCTTGTATTCATTGTAATTTAAAAAAATCAAATAAAACACCACAACAAGCAAATATGCCATTAAAGAAAGAGCCTTTTATTCCAAAAAAAACTTTAAAATACTTGCCATTAGCATACCAATTGGATACTATATTGCATGACCTACCAGAGCAATGGCATACTTACATAGGAGACTTGATAGGATAATGCCGAATTATAGTTATTTTTGCGAAACTTGCGATACAGCTTTTGAACTTTTTTTTAGTATACGTGACTATAAGGAAAAAACCAAATGTAAGAAGTGCAACAAAACGTGTAGAAGAAATTATATTGAGGATGTTCTAAGCCAATCTGCGTCTGTGAAAAAGTCCGATAGTGAACTAAAAACTATAGGAGACTTAGCTAATCGTAATCGTGATAGATTTTCTTCAGATGAAAGAATAGCATTAGATAAAAAACATAATGAATATAAAGATAATGACTTAGCTAAAGAATTGCCAAAGGGCATGTCTAGGATTAAAAAACAGAATAAAGTAAAGTGGAGATAATTATGACAGAATTTGAAGAATTTACCGTAGATAGATCTAATATAACACACACTAAAAAAAAAGAAGATAAATTCTACACTGTATTTGGAATGCAGGATTTTATAGATAGTGATGGCAACACTAGACAGAATAGGGAAACAAAAAATACATTTGCTAAAAGCATCAATGGTCAACACCTTATAAAAATAGGATTAGATAATAGAGTATATAATCCTATAGGATTATTTTCAGAGGGCAGACCAAATAAAGTCTTAGCTAAAATAGGTAAAAACGAATTTAATTTTAAGAGGGTAAATTCAAAAGTTTTTGACTTATATATATCCTTTTTAAGAACAAAAAATATTGCATGGCTCAATAACGCAAATAGGGAGTTACTATGAGACTAAATAAATCACAAAAGTACGCTATTCAATGGATGGTGTCTGAAGGAAATGAAGTTACACAAATTGTTAAAGAGCTTAAAATACCTACAGATGTTGTAAATAAATTCATCGAAAAAAACTGTAAACCAAACAAGAATAATGCTATACAAACTACTAAATCAGGACCATTGAAATCTAAAGATTTAATGATTAGGAAAACAGACTCTAAAGGAAATAATACTGTAGCAGTAATGACAAAAGAAGCATCTCAAACAGCAGACGCATTTAAAAAATCATTATCTACACCCGTATCTCGTCACAGCCACAGTATCCACAAAATTAATGAATAACAAATATATTTCAAAGTACTCAAATAATAAGGAAGTGAGTGCTGCACAATATATTACAGAGATTATATGCGAGCACTATGCAAAAAAAAATAAGCTAGACTTGCATTATAGATTTTGGACACATAAAGACTGGGCATCATACTATAGAAATCAAATAGGTTCTGCTAATAAACTTTTAAAAAAATATGACTGCAAAGCAATAATAAGAGCTTTAAATAGCCCGAAAAGCTTAAAAATTTATTCCTTGAGGGCTCCACATCTAATAGCTATTATAGAGCAAGAACAAGAAAAGCTTAAATCAGAAAACACTAGTTTAAATAATAGTTATGAAAGAAAAGAAAACAATAAATACATGATAGGAAAAACAAAGAAAAATATCATATCCAAACTTAAGGATTTAGAATGACAATTGAAGCAACAATTAAGAAAACTTTTGGAGATGACATATTGCTCTCCGGAAATTCTATAAAAGAAAAACAAACAATAGTTATCCCAGTTAGTCCAGCACTCGACATGGCATTGCAGGGTGGTGTTCCAGAAGGTAGCTTTGTGGTATTGACTGGGCAGCCCAAATGTGGTAAAACAGTTACTTCTTTAAGTTTAGCCGCAACTGCGTTGGATCCTAAATACCAAGGAAGCTTAGAAAAGCCTAGACATGTGTATTATCTAAACATCGAAGGTAGATTGAAAAAGAGAGATATAGAGGGAATTAAGGGTTTAGACTTAAACAGATTTACCCTGATAGGTTCTACTCAAGGGAAAATTTTACATGCAGAAGAATACCTACAAATAGCTGAACAAATTATTAATCAAGAGCCAGGAAGCATCGTAATTATAGACTCATATTCTGCTTTATGTACAGAGGCAGAAATAACTAGTGATATGAATAAAATGCAAAGAGCTGATGGAGCAAAGCTATTAGCAAAATTTTGCAGAAAAGTTGCCAATGTTATTCCTGTAAATAAAAATATAGTAATAGGCATTACACATCTTATGGGAAATCCTACTGGATATGGTGCTGAATTCAAAGAAAAGTCTGGACAGGCTATTGCTTATCAAACAGACATTAAGCTAAGAGCAAAAAGATTTAGTCCTTGGCTACTAGGAAAAGAAAACACACAAATAGGACAAGAGGTTGAATGGCAAGTGGTGTGTTCTGCTCTTGGGCCTCCTGGAGCAACAACCACAAGTTATATTAGGTATGGAGAAGGTATAGATAAGTATATGGAATTGTTTAATCTTGCTGTAGATATTGGCTTAATTAATAAGGGTGGGGCTTGGTATACCTTCACAACTGTTGAAGACAATCCTAAGTTTCAAGGAGCAGAAAAAGCAAGAGACTTTTTAATAAATAATGGCGATGTTTATGATTCTTTGTCTCAACAAATCAATCAAGCGTTGGGTTTATAATGGATATTATTGATCTGGATGACAATATTAAAAAATGGCAGTTAAAAGGATATATATCAAAAGCAACAGCCACAAATAAATCGACTTATCATATTCAGGCAAGAAGACTGTTACATACAAAGTATCCAACTTTACAAATCTTAGAAGAAGTATCTATACCTATAAATAGAAAAGATACATTGTTTTTAGATTTTTATATCCCAATGATTAAAAAATGTATAGAGGTACACGGCGAACAGCACTATAAGTTTATTCCGTTTTACCATACTACAAAATTAAATTTTCTCAAAGCACAGAAAAAAGACAGGCAAAAACAAGAGTGGTGTGAAAAAAACTTCATTACTTATATTGAACTGCCTTATAATCTAAGTATACAGGAATGGGAAGATAGATTAAATGAACACTAAAGATAAAGTAAAAGAGTGGGACGAAATACTTGATGAGTATGAAAAGGGCATAGGTTTACCTCAATATAAAAACGATCAATTTGCTAATGAAGAATTAGAGCATTATTTTTCTATGGACAGAAAAGTTTTAGAGACTATGACACCACAAGATTGTGGAGAAATAGCATACAGATTAGGACAATTTAGTTTTCATATTCAAAGAAGCTTAAACAGAGAATTGGCAAGATGTAATTGGGCAGAAGAAAATATTAAGGAAACAATAGCAGATGAAATCAATTCATATAAAGGATACGGCTATGTTGAAAAATCTTCTCAAGCAATTAAGCATAATGACAATGCCAACGCATTAAATAAAATAAAAAAATATGCCAAAATGAGAGCTGATCGTCTACAGTACATGGCCAATGGAATTAAAAATCTTTCGGACATTCTGCTAAACATACAAAGAAACAAGGTGCGAAATGAGCAATAAAAAAGAAACAGTTGAACAAATCTATAAATTACTTATGGCTTTGGTTGATGACGAAGAAGAAAAGACAACAGAAGAAGAGAAGCCTAAGAAAAAATCAACAAGAAAAACAACACCAACCAAAAATAGTATCGTAGCCAATATAAAAAAAACCAAGACGACTTCAACAAATAAATTTGATAGTATGCCGGAAAGAAATATGTTTAAAGAAGATACGGCAATTGATAAAAAACTTAAGGTTCTAGATCCCTGTCCAAGAACCCGTTCATTCAATACTATTAAGGTGTCTTGTCGTGTATGTGGCAAGAAAGAGGAAATAAATCCGGTATTAGTCAATGAACCAACTAGGTATAAGTGTAATGCGTGTTCTAGGTCTGGAGGTTGATCAATGAGTCTCAGTGATACTGCTGCTGAAAGAGCCGTATTGTCTGGAATTTGCAAATACACTGATAATATTTATTTGGAAATTTCTGATATTGTTGATGTTGAATGCTTTACAATAGATAGTAATAAGCTAATTTTTGATTGCATAAAAAAACTATGTGAAGAAAATGTTACTGCTATTGATATAGCCTCAATACTTTCTCAAGCTAAAGAATTAGGATACTCAGATTATTTTGCTAAAAAGGAAGAACTGCATCATCTTCAGGCTGTTTTAAATTTTCCCATACATATAGACAACGTAAAAAAGTTTGCTAGTAAAATATGTAAACTAAAAATAGCTAGACTTTTGAAGAAACAGCTTGGTGATGCACAAAAGAATATCGACTCCATAAATGGATCAGAAACAATATCTCACATTATTTCTCTAGCAGAAGATCCTATATTTGACTTTACTAATCTTATCAATAATGACGATGCTGCCCCAGAGCAGATGTCTAAAGGATTAGAAGAATATATTCAAGAATTAATAGAGAACCCAATAGACCAAGTAGGTATTCCTACTGGCTTTCCTGTATATGATCAATCTATTGGAGGGGGCTTAAGAAAAAGCACAATCAACGTAATTGCAGCACGACCAAAAACAGGCAAAACATTACTGTCTGATAACATGGGTTTAAACATAGCAAAGAGAGGTATCCCCGTTTTAAATATGGATACTGAAATGACCAAAGTAGACCATATAAATAGACTTATTGCTATGATGACTGAGATAGAGATCAACAAGATAGAGACTGGTAAATTTGCAGAATCCCACGCTTCGCTAAATAAAATAAACAAAGCAGCAGAAGAACTAAGCAAAATGAAATTTTATCACAAATCTATTGCTGGCAAATCTTTTGATGAGCAACTGTCTATTATGAAAAGGTGGCTAATTAAAGATGTGGGACTGAATGACGATGGCACAGCTAAGGATTGCGTTGTGTTCTATGATTATCTAAAACTTATGGATACTCAAGGATTATCATCAGATATGAAGGAGTATCAACTACTTGGTTTTATGATGACCAGCTTACATAATTTTGCCAGTAAGTACAAAATACCAATAGTTTCATTTATCCAATTAAATAGAGATGGCATAACAAAAGAAAGTACTGATACTGCTAGTGGATCAGATAGAATTATTTGGTTGTGTAGTAACTTTACTATCTTTAAGAGAAAAAGCGACGAAGAAATATCTGAAGATGGCCCTTCTGCTGGGAATAGAAAACTAATACCTGTTATCAGTAGACACGGAGGAGGATTAGACGATAATGACTATATCAACTGTAATATGAAGGGCTGGTGTGCCAAAATTACAGAAGGCAAAACTAAACTTGAATTAATGAATAGCAATATGGACGAAGAAGAAGGATTTGTAGTTGACAATGATAAAGAAGAAATACCGTTCGCATAGCCAAAACGAACTAAAAGTAATATGCGATTCTCTTTGCGATAATATAGAAGATGTGTTATCTTCGCTAGATTTATGTGATTATAGGGACAATTCTAAAATGCTAACTATGCCTTGTCCTATACATGGCGGAGATAATGATTCTGCGCTTAATTTGTATTATGAGGGTGACACATATAGGGGGAATTGGAAATGTAGAACTCATCAATGCGAAAAATATTTCAAGGGTTCTATTTTGGGTTTTATAAGAGGGGTTTTATCTTCTAGGAAATATAATTGGTGTCAAGATGGAGACCAAATGTGTTCATTTCAAGAGGCTATGAATTTTGCAAAGTCGTTAGTGTCTGACAAGATTGAAACAGAAATGGTATTTAGTGCGATAAAGCAAGACAAAAACAATTTTGCAAGAATTGTAGATAGATTTGTAGAAAAACCATTAATAGAAAATAAAATCAATAGACAAGCAGTAATAAATAATATACAAATACCATCAACATACTATATAGACAGGGGATTTACAGAAAGTGTTTTGGTAAAGTATGATGTTGGGTTCTGTGACAATCCTCAAAAGCCAATGTATCAAAGAGTTGTAGTACCAGTATATGACCAATCCGCTCAATATTTAATTGGATGTACAGGAAGGAGTATTTTTAATAAGTGCGATATTTGTTCTTCTTTCCACGACCCTGAAAATTATTGTCCAGATAAAGAAAAACAATGGCAATACTCTAAATGGAAACACAGCTATGGATTTAAGTCACAAAATCACTTGTATAATTTTTGGCATGCAAAAGAATATATTTTAAAAGATAGTTATGCGATTCTTGTAGAAAGTCCAGGCAATGTCTGGAGACTAGAAGAAAATAATATACATAATAGTGTAGCTATTTTTGGATGTAATCTGAGCGATAGGCAAAAACTGATTTTGGATTCTTCTGGCGCTATGACATTATTTGTTATTATGGATAATGATGAAGCAGGAAAAAAAGCGGCACAAGAAATTAAAAGCAAGTGTGAAAACACATATCGTTTATTTTTCCCAGAAATATCGAAATCTGATATAGGAGAAATGACAAATGAAGAAATTGATATTCAGATTAAACAGTTTATAAAGGAAAATTTATGATTATAGCATTTGCTGGAAGAAAACAATCTGGTAAAACTACTGCATGTGAATTTACTGCTAATGTTTTTTCTCAAACCACGCAACAAAATTCGGCAATATATAACTTTGCTGATCCTCTTAAAAAAATGTGCATTGATATATTTGGTCTAACATATGATCAGTGCTATGGTTCTGACGATAATAAAAATGAATTAGTTAATTGTCTATGGCCCGATACTAATAAAACCATGACAGCTAGAGAAGTAATGCAATATGTGGGAACTAATGTGTTTAGAAAAATGCAACACAACGTTTGGGCTGATGCTACAATAAGGAAAATACAAGACGAAAACCTACCATTATCTTTGATTGCTGATTGTCGTTTTCCTAACGAGGTTGAAGCGGTTAAAAATGCTGGGGGCCTGGTAGTAAAACTTAATAGAAACCTTTACAACTCTTCTCACGAAAGCGAGATAGCGTTAGATGAGGATAGGTACGACCCATTTCATTTTGATTTGATAATAGAAAACCAAGATATGGAAATAGTTGATAAAAATAAACTTATATTTCAATTCCTAAAAGATAAGAGGGTGCTACCATTATAATAACATATTTCAGAAGCTCATCATATAATACTCATAATATGTGTGAACAACAATATTTATTCGATTATGTTTTAGGATATAGATCACCTTCAAACAAAAAAGCAGACAAAGGAACTATTGTCCACAAGGTATTGGAAATATTAGCTTTCATCAAATACCATACTCAAGAGGGCAACAGAACTTTTATAGATGATATCATTGGAGAGGTTGATGTTCAAGATTATGATTTAGACGGTATTATAGACTCTATTTACACCCATTACACAAGCGCTTTTACCCACCACGAATGGAAGCCCATAGATTTTAAAGATTGTTCTAAATGGACATATAAAGCAATCAATTATGAAAATGGCATGTTTGATCCAAGAAATAGAAATATCCTGTATCCTGAACAACAATTTGACATTACAATAGATAAGCCGTGGGCTAAATTTAAGTATGATACAAAAGACGGGCCTTTAGAAGGGCAGCTATCTATTAAAGGTACGATAGATCTTATAACAAAACCCAACGAAAATACTTTAGAAATTATAGACTGGAAAACAGGGCGTAGACTTAATTGGGCGACAGGAGAAGAAAAGACTCAAGAAAAACTAGAGGTTGATCCACAATTAATGATATACTTTTATGCCGTCAGTAAACTTTATCCAGAAATAGAACACTGTATTGTTACTATTTATTTTATCAATGATGGCGGTCCTTTTAGTATGACTTTTGACAAAAAAGACCTATACAAAACAGAAGAATTACTTAAACAAAAATTCAAAAAAATACAGTCTACTACCCAACCTAAATTAAGCAAAACATGGAAATGTACAAAATTATGCCATTATGGAAAAACCACTTTTGAGGGAACAAATATTCTTCCTATTATAGAATATAGAGATGGACAGACTTGCAACATTGGTAGTCCTATGACTAAATGCGAACAGGTAGCACATGACATTAGCATCAAGGGTTTGAAAGAAACAGTTGACGAATACACAGTTCCCGGCTATAATGTAGGACACTACAAAGCCCCTGGAAGTACAGAATGAAAAATTACGTCCCCCTCCATGTACATACGCATTATTCTTTATTGGATGGACTTAGTAAACCTTCTGATATTGTAAAAAGATGTAAAAATATTGGCGTGTCATCATGCGCCATCACCGATCATGGTTCAATTTCAGGTACTGTTCAATTTTTTAGTCACTTAAGAGCAAATAACATCAAGCCTATTTTAGGTTGTGAGTTATATATATCTAAATCTTGTTCTAAAGAAAAAAATAAAGAAAACACCAAACTTGACCATCTTGTTGTTTTGGCAAAAAATTTAGCAGGATGGAAAACTTTAATAAAGATTGTATCTGAGAGCAATAATCCAGATAGATATTATCATAAGCCAAGACTTGACTTAGATACTCTTGGGGATTTGCTTGACGGAAATATATTGGCCATTACTGGGCATTTAGGTTCTACGTTAGCAAGACAGGTAATGACTAATGATGCTATAGATGATGATTGGAAAAAGAATGGAAAAAATCATATAGATAAACTAACAGATGTTTTTGGTCAAGGTAATGTCTTTCTAGAAGCACAATTAATAGATAAAGACATTAATTCTATACAGATAGAACTAACAGAATGTATAAGAACTCTTGGAGATCTGTCGGGCGCCAAGGTTATATGCACACCAGATGCTCACTACGCAAATCAGAGCGATGCTGTAGATCAAAGAATACTGCTTTGTAATAATATGAAGACTACTTTATCTCAAATAAATCACAAACTACAGACCAACATGCCCGTACCGCTATCTTGTTTTTTTAATAGTGATAAGTATTATATACCATCTCCAGAAGAAATGTCCTATCTACACACAGAAGAAGAAATAGACAATACTATTTATGTAGATTCTTTATGTGAGGAATATGATATACTCAGCCATCCCGTACTTCCTCCTTTTAAATTTCCTAAAAAATATGAATCAGATTCAGACTACCTAAGAGATTTGTGTAGAACAGGATGGAGGAGTCATAACCTTAATAGTTTATCTAAAGAAGAACAAGATAAGTATGTTAAAAGACTTAAATATGAATTTAATGTGCTTCATGGAGCAAATTTATCTAGCTATTTTTTAATTGTTCAAGACATAGTGCATCATATAAGACAGTCCAATTGGCTTCCGGGACCAGGGAGAGGGAGCGCAGCAGGCTGTTTAGTGTCATATCTTCTTGGAATTACATCTATCGATCCAATGAAATATGATTTACTTTTTGATAGATTCTATAATGCTGGCAGGAATACTAAAGATAGAGTGTCCATGCCAGATATTGATATCGATGTTCCAATTGATAAAAGAGAAAATATAATTGACTATATAAAGCAAACTTATGGATCTGACAAAGTTTCTCAAATGTTAACATTTAATACCATGAAAGGTCGAGGTTCTTTAAAAGACGTGCTCAGAGTATACGGAAACCTATCATTTGAAGACATGAATAAGATCACTAAAAACATTCCTGATGAAGCTAAAATTTCTGATGAATTACAGGAAATGAAAAAAGAATATGGTGAAGCATCTATTATCAAGTGGGCCTTAGAGAACAAGGCTAAGGACTTGAAAGAGTGGTGTTCTATAGATAATGATGGAAATCTCAGTGGTCCCTTGTCAAAACGCTTTGAACAAGCTATTAGACTAGAAGGAACAAAAACAAATCAATCCAAACATGCTGCTGGTGTGGTAATAGCCCCAGAACCACTAACAAATATTTGCCCTATGGTTTATGATACAAAAAACAAAAATCTTATAGCTGGTATGGAAATGCAAGATCTCGAAAGCATAGGGGTAATTAAATTTGATATTCTAGGAGTCGCAGTCCTAGATAAAATTATGAATGTTTCCGAAATGCTAAAAATGGGAGTTTAAAATGAAATTTAAAGACTTAAAAATCAACGACATTTTTATTAAGGCTGGACAGGTTAATACAAGATATATTAAAGTAAAGGAAGAAAGAGTCTCGTGTTGTAAAATCAAACTAAATGCAAAAACACAAGATGGTAAAACCACAGCTGTTTTTAGACCACTAGAGGAGGTAGTAAGAATTGTTGAAAAATAAAATATGTGTTTTTGATTTCGAAACAGACGGTAAAGATCCAAACGAATGTAGTCCTGTGCAATTGGCCTGCATAATGATAGATCCAGATAAATTAGAAATCATTCCTAATTCTGAATTTAATATTAATTTTAAGCCTGAGCTTTTAGACCAAAATCCTAGTCATGAATATGGTATAGATCTTCTAGAATTTCATGCAAAAGCACAACAGTGTACATCAACTGAAATTTTAGAAAATTGGAAAAAGTATCCTTCTCAAAAACAATCTTGGAACCAGTTTATTAACTATCTAGATAAATATCATACTAGATCTTCTAGAAAAAGTATGTTTTCAGCCCCTATAGCAGCTGGTTACAATATACTAAGATTTGATATACCTATCATTGATAGGTTAGCAAATAAATATAAAAATGTTGGCAAAGATAAAAGCAATAATATTTTTCATCCTAGAGATAAACTAGATCTTATGCATTTGATGTTTTTGTGGTTTGAGAACAACAGCGAAATAAAAAGCTTGTCTTTGGATAATATGAGGGATTATTTTGGTATGTCAAAAGACAATGCTCATGACGCACTAAAAGATGTTCAAGATTGTGCAGAAATTTTAACAAGGTTTTTAAGGCTTCATAGAAATCAAGCAAAAAAGATTAAATTTAGGAATTCTTTTGCATGACCAAATATTTTGAATATAAAAAATGTGGATGTAAATTCCCTTTAGATGAGCAAGGCAATATAATTTTTGATCCGGATATCAATAATATCAATTTGGACTGCTCTCTTACGTGGGATTTGATATCTAGCGGAAACACTAAAGGGTGTTTTCAATTAGAGTCTAGGCTTGGTAGAAGTATGTCAAAAAAACTCAGGCCTAATTCCATAGAACAATTATCTGCACTAATTAGTATTATGAGGCCGGGATGTTTGGAAGTTGTGCGTGATGGGAAAACCGTTAGTTCTCACTTTATAGACAAGAAAAATGGCCTTGAGTCCGTAGATTATTTTCATCCATCTCTGGAGCCAATTTTATCTAATACTTTTGGAGAAATGGTATACCAGGAGCAGGCGATGCAAATAGCTAAAGATCTCGCTGGGTTTAACCTACAAGAAGCAGACATGCTTAGAAAAGCCATCGGCAAAAAAAAGGCAGACGAAATGGCTAAACTTAAAGATAAGTTTTTGTCTGGATGCCAAAAAATGGATATCATCTCTCAAGATCAAGCAAATCAGATTTTTTCATGGATTGAAAAAAGCCAAAGATATTCATTTAATAAATGCTTAGACCCATCAACAGTTGTTCAAACGCCCGATGGAATAAAAACCCTTGACGATATAAAAGTTGGAGATATGGTCTTATGTCCAACATCCGATGGTGATCAATATACGGAAGTTTTAGATGTCATTGACAGTGGAAAAAAAGAAGTATTTGAAATAGAGCTTGATGGAGATTATACCATAACGTGTACTCTTGATCATAAATTTTTATGTAACGATGGAGAAAAACATCCTTTATGGGAAATTATTGCTATGGACTTAGACATAATGGTGTATGAATAAGCATGAGATTTCTTAATAGGAGACATACTAATGTATACACCAATAAGCTTTTCTGTTTGTCGTATTTGTAGAAAAACAATAGAAGAAATAAGTGAACAATACAAACAAAGAGGCTGTTATAAAACAGATTATTTTTTATTACATCTAAAAAATGAACACAAAATGAACAAAGAACAGTATTTTGGAGAAGGTCCTGAATGTCCCTGTAAAAAATGTAAAAAGAAACTAAAAATAATTAAGGATGGTAGTTTATTTAGATGGTCAAAACTTGCGTGTGGAAGAAACCCAGGAGTAATAGAATGGTCTGAAAAAGCAAAGACAACAAGACAGGGAAAAGCCAATCCAATGTTTGGAATGAAACCCTGGAACATAGGTCTGAATAAAAAGAATTCAGAGTATGGTAAATTAATGTCTAAAAAACAAACAGGAAGAATCGTAAAAAAAGAAACAAAAACAAAGCAGTCTATTTCAGCAAAAAAAAGAAATATACATGGACATACAGGACATAAACATTCTGAATATTCCAAGGAATTAATGAGACAAGCAACACTAAAAAGAATAAAAAATGGAGAGTTTCCACAAACAGATACTTTGCCAGCAAGAAAGTTTGCAGAAATATTAAAACAAAATAACATACAATACGAAAAAGAATATATAATTGGAAGTTGGGCTTTTGACTTCTATCTTCCTAGTTATAATGTTCTTATAGAAATAGATGGAGATTATTTTCATAGTAATCCAAAAATTTATCCAGATGGACCGAAAACAAATACTCAAAAAATAAACAGATACAGAGATGTAAAGAAAAATCAGTTTTGTCAAGAGCATGGTCATAAATTAATAAGGTTTTGGGAAAATGAAGTTCTGGGAGAAAAACAATGCGTAATGCAAAAATTACAAGAATTAGCAAAATTGGAATTAAACCAACAAAAGACATTGAAGTAAATAATGATAAACATTTATTCTATGCTAATGGAATAGCAACGTCCAACTCACATGCTGTGAGCTATGCCATGAACGCATACCTATCAGCATACAGCAAAGCTCACTTCACTAGAACTTTTTTTGCTTCATACTTGAAATTTGCTAAAGATAAAATAGATTCTCAACAAGAAATTAAAGAATTGATTCAAAATGCTTCTCAAATGAATATTCATGTGTCTACTCCAGACATAAGAAAACTCAATAGATATTTTGTATTAAAGAATAAAATCATATACTTTGGACTAACAGACATCAAAGGAGTTGGACAATCCGTATTCAATAAACTCTTAACCCTGACAGATGAATCAGTAATAGAAAATACAAGCTGGACAGACTTGTTGTTTAATGTACTACTAAATATTAATAGTACAGCAGTTAAAGGCTTGATATCTTCTGGAGCTATGGATCATTATAATCAAAGTAGAAATAAGATGTTATTTGAATACTCTATTGCTAGTGATCTGACAAAGAAAGAAATAGAGATTTGTAAAAAATACATTACTAATAATTCAAATCTTAAAAAAATACTAAATAGTCTTCTAAAAGATAAAATAACCACCAGAAGAAAAAATGTTGTACAAAGCCATATTAATTCGATAGACAAGCCACCATTTGACCTAGAGGATTCAATAGAGTGGATATCTGATAAAGAATACGAATTACTGGGATACTCAATATCCTGCTCAAAAATTGATATGTATGATGTTTCGCACACTAATTGTACTTGTGGAGAATTTTTAAAAACACATCAACAACATATTGTAATTGCTGGAGAAATAGAGAATATCAATGTTGTAAAAACTAAATCTGGTAAAAACAAAGGTGCTGAAATGGCCTTTGTTAGTATGTCAGACAATACCGGAGTTTTAGATTCTGTAATAGTTTTTCCAGAAGCTTATAGAACCTATCAAAATATTCTATTTGATAACAATATTGTAATAATTAAAGGTACAAGATCCAAGGAAAAAGATAGTTTGATAGCAGAAAAGATTTTTATTCCACAAGCTTGACAAAATACGGACAGAGAATACAATAATAAGTGTTAGTGAGATTTTTTGAACCTTGAGGAGATTTGATTATGAATCAAGTAATTCTACGTGGTAATTTGACAAGAGATCCAGAGCTAAGAACTATTGATAATGGTAATAGGTCTATCTCAGTAATCAATTTTACTGTTGCTGTATCTAGAGAATATACCAAAAACAATGGTGTTAAGGATAAGATTGTTTCTTATATTCCTTGCGAAGCTTGGGATTCTGGAGCTGAACTAATTGCTGAATCATTCCGAAAGGGGGATTTGGTTTTTGTCGAAGGATCAATGCGCAATGATAAGTGGGAAAAAGACGGAGTTAAGCATAATAGCATGAAGGTTAGAGTCAATAATTTCTCTAAGCTTACTAAGCTAAAAAAGAATAATGATACTGTTCAATCTCAAGAAGAAGCAGTAGCGTTTTAATTTTAATTAATCTAGTCAATAGGAGATCTCTAGTATATGAGAAAAAAAAGAATATTAATGGTTGGTGAACATCATATCGCCAAATCAGGATTCGGTCTATATACTAGAGAAATCCTGTCTAGATTGCACAAAACTGGAAAATACGATATAGCAGAGTTAAGCTGTTTTAATAGTGGAAAAGATTCTAAGTCGGTGCCTTGGAAGGTTTATCCAAATGCTACAGAAGGAGACAAAGAAGCAACCAAAATATACAACCAAGACCCAGCCAACGTTTTTGGAAAATGGAGATTCGATCAAATAGTATTAGATTTTAGACCAGATATCGTTTTTGATATAAGAGATCCCTGGATGCTAGAATATCAATCCATTTCTTTACTTAGGCCATATTTTCATTGGGTCATTGCACCAACAGTAGACTCTACACCACAACAAATGCAATGGTTGCAAAGCTTTAGTACAGCAGATGTAGTTTTGGGACATACAGATTGGGCTGTAGACTATCTAAAACAATCTAGAAACACAATGAACGCAATAACAAGTGTTTCCGACTCAGTAGATACAAACGTTTTTCGTCCTATTAATTATTCTTCAACATTAAACAGGGCTCATCACCTTATTCCTAAGGATGCTTATGTAGTTGGTTCTGTTATGAGAAATCAAAAAAGAAAACTAATTCCCAACTTAATGGGTATAGTTAAACAAGTTAGGGCATTAACCCAAAAAACGAATGTATATTTGTATCTGCATACAAGCTATCCAGAACGATCTGGATGGGACATCCCCACATTGTTGCAGGAGTATGAGGCTTATAACTTCGTATTATTTACATACTATTGCGACAGGTGTTCAAAAGTACATTCGTCTACATGGAAGGGAGCTAAAGCAATATGTCCATTTTGCTCAAACGAAGCAGCCCATATGCCAAACGTAGTAAAAGGATTAACAGACTCACAACTCAAAAACGTATATAATTTATTTGATCTTTATATTCAATATGCTATATGTGAAGGTTTAGGAATACCTCAGCTAGAAGCTGCATCATGTGGTGTTCCTATTTGTTCGGTTGATTATAGTGCTATGAGCGAAGTTACAGATAAATTAGAAGCAGATAAAATATCATACGCTCTATTTAAAGAGTTAGATACAGGAGCTTTAAGAGCAATACCTAATGACAGCGAGGCTGTAGTCAAAATCATACAGCATATGCAAGACACAAAAGAAAACAAAATACGCAAAAAGAAGCTGATTAGAGAAAAAATAATAGAAAAATATAGTTGGGACAAAACAACAGATAGGTATATAGATATTTTTGATGCATTAGAACCTAAAAATATGTGGAATGTTCCATTATCTGTTAATCCATCACTAAAAGTGAATTATTCTTCTAATAGACAATTTGTTCACGATATTGTTAAAGATGTCTTACAAAGCCCACATCTGCTTAAGACACCATATATTCAAACTATGGTAATGAATCTAAATAATGGATACGCCAATACGGGAAATAGCACAGTACCATACAAAATAGAGACGGCAAAGGCTAATCTAGAAGCGCTATTAAACCATAAAGTACTATTAGAAAAAATTAGATCAAAAACCATAGAAGATAATTCTGAATTTCTCAAATATGGACAATAAAAAAATTCTTTACATAGGACCCTACAACGAAGAGTCAAATAGGGGAAGGTCCTCTTTAAACAATATCAGGGGACTATACAAGAAAAAACATTTACTTAGAATAGTACCAATATATTATCCTGGACAATTTTTCAACGAAACCCCAGAAGATTTATTGGAGCTAGAAAAAAATAATCTTGATAATTATGATATATGTATACAAGACTGCGATCCTAATTTTTATTGTTTTAACGAAGCAATAAAAAAACATATTGCCATATATCCAGCATCAAATATTATTGACGAACCTATACTAAATACTAAGATGTGTTTTGCCGATAAAATCGTAGTAAATTCTCAAAAACAATATAGAAAACTTTTATATTTATTATCCAAAAACCTAATGTGTAATGTGTCATATTGTCCCAATTATATAGATATCAATAATACAGATTATAATACTAAAGAGAAATTAGATTGGGCAAATGGAGAAAAATATTATTTCTATACAGAAGTATCTTTTAATGATACATACGATTGGGAAAAACTAATATATGTTTACATAAATAGTTTGGTTAATAAAAATTGTGGATTGGTTATTAAAACAATCGGCATAGATAGTAAGGAAGATAGTGACCAAATCAACCAAAGAATTAATGAAATAGCACGTTCCGTTAACATAAATAGAAAAGAAAATTTGCCCCATATTTTTAATGGAATATACGATAAAACATCAACGGTTAAACTATATAATTCAATAGATTGCTTTATTGATTGTTGTAGAACAGACGATTATAACAATAATATTTTCTTAGCAGCCTTGCTAAAGAAGGATATAATATGTAATGAAAAACTAGCTGCTTCAGAATTTTTTGAAAAGATATATAAAGTTGATGCGTATGCTTGCAATATTTCTTCTTGTCTTTATAGTCGTAACTATACTATGGAAAGCAATAGTCTGAGGGACACAATGATAAAAGCCTATTATGGCAGATATAGTAGCGATAAGATAACTAAAGAGCAACTAGAAAAATATGACATATCCAATATTAATGACTTACTATGCTAGTATATAATACAATATTAAAAAATATCAACAAAAAAAAGAATATTTTATATTCTCATTCGGATAACAAGCCTTTTATTAAAATATTGAATAGCATATATGGGTCATCAAATGTTGCTACAATAGAAGAATCAATTTTTTCGCATAAGAATATAGATCTTATTATATGCAATAATAGACTAGATATCTTGGATACTTGTATAGGATTATGTTATTATTATCATAGTCCTCTTTTGATTGTAGACCACAAGCCAAAGCCAGATAATTTAAATATTTCACAAGTTCCAGAGCCACAAATAACACATTATCAAATATCTATTTCCGAGACGATAGGAATGTCTTGGGGAAAAGAAGCGTGTAACGAAGTAATAGAAATTAACATAAACAATATAGAGATGTGGGAAAAAGCTATTAATAATATATTACAAAAAACTTTTAAGGCTAAAAATTAATATGAAAAAAAACATAGCAATATTAATAGACGAAGAAGTAGAACATCCAAAGGACTATAGATATTATTCTGTTGATGAAATAAATGATTTAAGTTCTGTGTACGAAAATATTTATATAGCAGATCTTCTTGATTATCTTCAAATAAAACAAATTCCGGAAACACTAGAAAAAATATCAAATAAATTAGAAGACAATGGACAGTTACACATTAAAGGTCCAGATATATTGCAAATGTGTTGGTATTGTTCTAAATTTCATCTAGACGTATCTCATTTTAGGGGAATAATTTATCATCCTGGAAGAATATTGTGCTATACATTAGATGAAATAATTTCTATGATAAGTCAAATAAAGACCCTAAAGATTAAATCGACATTTTATGTTAACGCTTACGAATACTCAATAACAGCAATAAAAAATGAATCAAATTAGTTTTGTTATAAGCTCTCCATATTATGATAGTGGGATAAAATCACTAGGATCAAAAGCAATATATAGCATAAAGAAAAATACAATTTTATACAAACAATACAAAGCAATACAAAAAAGTTGTAATAATATAGATTATGAAATTATTTTTGTGAACAACATAGAACACAATAAAACTATCAAATACATAGAAAACAAAAGATTAAATATAAAATACTGCCATTTAAATAAGAAAAATGTAAATTATGCCGGGTGCTTTTTAAAGGGGTTGGAGCTTGCCAAATACAATACAGTATTTAATATAGAGTGTGGATTAATAATAAATCATCTAGCAATTTTTGATACCATTGCAAATAATACAGAATGTGATATGAATATATGTTGTGTAGGAAATAGACATAAACAAAATAATGATCTTCAAATCGGGTGTGTTGTCGAAAATGATTATGTACAAAATATATTTTTTGGTCTAGAAAACAAACATATAGGTATCAACTGTATAAACACAAAAGCAAAATCTTTTATTTTAGAAAATTTTTCTTTAGAAAGAGATAAGAACAAATACATTTTTGAAATAATCAATAGCTGTATATCAAAAAACTTAACTTGTAAAAAAACAGACATAAAAAGTAAAGATGCTCATCTTATTTTTAGTAAAAAATCCCTACAACAATATATAGGATAATCATGACACAAAAAAGACAACAATATGAATATGTATCAAGACATTTAGCTCTGGCTTGTTCAAAATTCAATCAGACTCATTATGATAGTGCGTGTTTTAAAGAATTGTTAATGTTGTCTTTGAACAATGACTTTAAAAAAGAATTCAATTATGCTATATACTGTGATGAAATACAAGTAAAACATAATGTTTTTATTCCTCAATTTAATACATATTATTTAGTCAGCGATGCAAAAGATGTCATTATTATGGACGAGGGATTGATTGATTTACCACAAATATATCCGCACCATAAATATTACATCTATGATAATCTAGAATTATTCCAACAGTTCAAAGAAAAGTATGATGATATCAAGAATATTAAGTCTATAAAGGATATTTTAAATGTACCAGCAAATGAATGACACCAATAAAAGAAAACTTCTTTATCAATTATATATAGAAAAAAAAATGTCTTTTGGTGAAATAGCACAAAAATACGATACATACCCAAATAAAATCAGAAGAGACGCGATAAAATTCAATATACCAATTAGAACTAAAAGCGAAGCACAAAAAAATGTGTTGAGTGAAGGAAAAGCTGTTCATCCTACTATGGGCAAAAGTAGAACAGAAAATGAGAAAAATAAAATATCTATGGGTGTCTATAATGCATGGGACAGTCTATCTGAAAAAGAAAGAAAAAAAAGAAAATTAGACAGCAAAAAAAGATGGGATAATCTTGATGAAGTACAAAAGCAAAATATGCTACATTCTGCACATATAGCCATTAGAAAATCTAGTGTAGAAGGATCTAAATTAGAAAAATTTTTATTAGCTAGTTTAATAGAAGGTGGATTCAAACCGGAATTTCATAAAGAGGAAGTTTTAGCAAATACTAAACTTCAAATTGATATTTATGTTCCAGAAAAAAATGTAGCAATAGAAGTTGATGGTCCTTCTCATTTTGAGCCTGTGTGGGGAGAGGATTCTTTAAGTAGAAATAAAAGGTACGACGAAAAGAAAACGGGACTTATACTTGGCAAAGGAATGAAATTGATTAGAATAAAACAGACAAAGGACTATTCCAAAGCAAGAGCGCATTTGATTGCTGATAGATTAATGAAAACTTTGGGATATATACAAAATTCAAAGGAAAAATTATTTCATATAGAGGACAACAATGAGTAAAAATAAGAAACCTAGCATTAACGATATTGAATGGACAGATTATGTTTTAGAGCTTTTGTCTGAAGATGAAAAAATTCAAGGCAATCCAACTACAGATGGTCTGCGTAGAATATTTGAAATAGCTCTTGAATGTACCGTTGTTGACTCATCATCAACCATTGCTCAGTCTCCAGAACCTAATAATGGCAATAGAGCTACTGTGGTTCATTCTGTGACATATGTTTTAAACGATTGTGATATGGACAATCATATTAAAACCAGGACTGTTAATGGCGCTGCAGACGTATATTGGGGAAATTGTGATAAGATTTTCAGAAATCATCCAGTGGCTGTTGCGGAAACAAGGGCTGAAGGAAGGGCTCTTAGAAGAGGTTTAAAGCTTCGTAAAGTTGTTGCTGCTGAAGAAATTGCAGAAGAAATAGAAGACGATATTGATGGTCATAATGCTGGTAAGATTACAAATAATCAGTTAAATTTTATGGACGTTCTATGTAAAAGATTAAATATAAACGCTATAAAATATTTAGAAAGTGTGAATTTATCAATAGATATTGATAAACTTGACCATAACAATGGTGTATCTATTATAAGACAGTTATCTAGTTATCAACAAGATACTAGCAATATACCCGAAACCATCTTAGGATATGAGGAAGGCTGGAAATGAAAGCATCATATAAAGTAAGTGATACACTACAATTCGAAGTTGAGGGCGAAGGTCAAAAAGAAGTTTTTAAAGAATTGTCTTCTATTCAAGAAATTTTTGGCGAGTCAGAATGTGGTATGTGTAAAAATACGAACATTAGATTTGCCGTAAGAACAGTAGAAGACAATGAGTATTATGAGCTAAAATGCACGAAGTGTGGTGCCACTCTCGCGTTTGGTCAACATAAAAAGGGAGGAACTCTCTTCCCAAAAAGAAAAGATGAAAAGGGTGACTACATGCCAAATAGAGGATGGTATAAATGGCAAGGTAGTTAAAACCAATGTCATTCGTCTTACTAGGGTCGGCAGGTCAAGATGGTAGTGGTTTCAGCTTAAAAAGCGATAGCTGGGAACCAACCTTACTAGGATCTGAAGAAGGTTTAGAAGGTTTTTATTGCTGTTGCGCATGTCTTCTTCCAGTAGAATGGAGAATAATAGAAACAAGCTATCCATTTCTTTTTCTTTCTGGACCTGTGGTAGTAAGAGATGACGAAGAACCAGCACCACCTTTAGGAACTGGGGATCCTAGTTACATATTTTTTGGTATGGGTGGGGCTGGAGCTTGCTGCTTTACTCCACCATACGAACTTTATCCAGGATATATGGAGCTTCAAGTTAGGTGTGAAAATCCTCTAAAACCAGAAGCAACACCAGATGATTGGAGAACATTAGATTCATGGGTAACTCAATATGGAGAACCAGAACACTGTTTTAATTGTGATGGGTATGACCAAACATGCTGTCCTTCAGGTACTGGTAAAATATATCCACCATTACCCCCTTGCTGTACAACAACAACGTTACCACCACCACCAACAACGTTACCACCACCAACAGGTACTACAACTACGCGAGAACCTTGTATACCCATATATCCATGTCCACCAGTCCCACCACCACCAGATTGTCCGCCACCGAATATACTATATCCTATTTATCGGCTTTTTGAGGACAATTGTGGTCGAGTGCATTGGTGTATAGTGGATTGGGTGTGTGCTCCCCCTCCAGAGCCAGGACCCGGAGAGCCGCCGCCTCCAGGGGACGGCTGTCAGGGAAGTTACTATTGCGCCCAATGCCCACCAGTCACAATACCACAATGCCCTTCGGGGTGCTATCCCCAGCGATTATGGGGTGTGGTCATAGTCCAGTGTTACTGCGATGGTATTCCAACCAATACTAGACAAATATATTGTATTGTTGATTACCAATGTTATTGTCCCCCTACAACTACAACTACAACACCTGGCCCAACCACTACCACTACCAAGCCTCCGTCGCCAGGATATCCTCCGCCAGGATATCCTCTGTCTATCAATATAGACGATCTAGATTTTGAGTAATGAATACTATAGAGTTACAAAATTATAGTCAACCATATCTTTATGACAGTAATGGAACTATAAATATGTTGTGCTGTTATGCAAAAAAAACTATATTTGATCAATTTAGTAAACAGATTTATTCCATCAAACCTTGGAAAATACACCTAATTGAAGATATAAAGAATAATAAAATTGCATCAAAAATAAATTTACCTAAATATGTCAAAGGCTATGGTTATGTCTTAGTTGAATGCAATCCTTGTGTTTATTCGGACAGTTCTCTTTTGACATATACTTGTGGATTTAAAAAAAACCCCCAGTCTGCTGTATATTACTATGTAGTTAGTATTGATGCTGAATATAAAAACATTAAAGTACTACACAGATCTTTTAATGGAGTGTTACACAACGGTTTGTTATATTGCACCTCTTCCGAAAATAGAGGTAAAAATATAGACATTATTGATATTGTTAGTAGAAAAAAAATTAGCACTAATCAAATTATTGATAATGCAAGTATTATAAGAATATCTAAAATTTTTGATTCTAATAAATTTGTCGTCACATACTGTTCAAGAAAAGGTAATAATTCTATTATATTGGATGAAAATTTAAAAAAAGAACAGAATATTTTAAGTGGTTTGTATAAATGTTCTATACATAAAAATTATCTGGCATACACCACAACCGAACCATACACAGAAAATAGGTCTATAAAAATAATTGATAACTATTGTTAATCAATCTCATTTTCTATTATTCCTCCCCCTCCTAATGAATTACCGCTACAATCAATAACACTAATGTCTACCATGCAAGGGTGTCCATTATCATTGAGTTCTTCGTAGCCAAGAACCTTTAAACTTCCACCTGTAAGATTGGGCTGACTAAATAATTCTTCTATGCTGTACATAGCTGGTCTACCATTAGGACCAAAGCCATAAAGATGCTTATCTTGCGGAATCATTGGTTGTCCAACATTAGTAGAAGGTTCGCAGCCATGAGCATCAGCCTTAACTAAACACATGCCAGCATTAACAACCATATAATCTGCCCCAGGACCAAAATGATATGCCAATACCCTACACCCTGCACTAATGCCTTGTCCTATAAAGTCATAAACAGTAATTGACCCATTTATACTTGTGCTATATAAATTAGGAACATTAATAATACTAGCACTTGCAGAACTATATATAGTCAGATCAGATGTTAATTCTGCTACTACCAAAGAAGCGGAAGGAGGAGATACCCAGACGCCTCTCCTTCTGTCCCATCTTAAATCAATTGGTCCAATAGGCCAGCTACTGGGGTTTCCTAGCCATCCGCTATTAAAAGTAGTGGGACTACCTGGTACGGGCTGCCCATTGGTATCATATCCCCAAGAGTGCAAAACTAATGGGCCTCTAAGTGCAGCACCACGAAGATTTGTTTGACTGTCTCTAAAACTTTCTTGCGTAGCGTTGGCTGCAAAAGTATTGGCCGGAACACTGCCGAAAGCAATATATTCTGTATAGAATCCGCGACCACTACCAGCTCCGTTAAAATTACCCATCATAGCACTTGTGCTGTAAGGATTTAATGATAGATTATAAATTGGTATTATTTGTGTTGAGCTAGTTGGTGGAACTCTGGGCTTTGTGGCGTTTGCAGGATAGTCACTACTACCTAAAGCTGCAGTAAAACCTGGCATAGCAGGGCCGGGACCAATAGTAGTAGAAAAAGGACTAAAAATCATATCTAAACTAACAATAGCATATTTGCTGTAATTATTTTGATCTTGAAAATAATCAGATGTATATTTTTTATCAATACCAGCCTCTATTCTTCCTGGATATGTCAGAGTATCAGGATAGCTCAAAATCAAAACATTATTCAAACTACTAGAGGATGTGCTCAAAGGAACAGACATTTGTTCAAAAAACCTTTCTCTGATATTCCCAAAAGATCTCATTGCACTTGAAAATGCCCTACTAATTTCTAGATTCATATCTTTTAAGATATTGGCATTTGATCTTCTGTTACTGATTTGTAATTTAGTATAATTATTAAAGGCTTCAGCACTTTGTCCAAATTTTTGTACATATGTTTGATAATTATATGTTGTAGTAGCTCCACCAGCATCAAGTTTACAAACTATACTAGCTATAACAGGATCTGTTTTACTGGTTCCTCCTCCTTCCATATTTTGTTGTGGTGTTTCAGCTATAGTTATACTACCAGATTCATATCTCACCCTATTTTTTAAACCATCTGTAGCCAACTTACTTCCAGCCGTATTCATATTGGCATATCCACCATATGTCCAAGGATTCAGGTCTTCAACATGTCTTAGTTCCACTCCTCCGTCATCCCAGTCGCTACTTCTATCATGAGAAAGCCATGGTCCATAATTTACTATTTTACTTTTGAGTGGAATAGCAGCAGAATCTATTCTAGCAGCCAAGTCTGCCGCCTTAAAAACATTTGCATAACTAAAATCAGTAGTTCCCCCATATTGTGAAGCCCCATTTATAAAACTTGTACTACCACTGAAGAGATCTAATAGTCTTAAACCATGACTATTTAATCCCTTGTTGCTAGTATCATTCCATACTTGGGGAATAATATTAGGTAATTTTACTAGTATTCCCATAGAACTATTGCCAGTTCCATCATCTACAAAAAATACCCGCCCATCCACTTCTGCGTCAGAATATATGTAATTGCCTTGTACAGCAAAATCTGACTGTATTCTTGAAGGATCTGTAAAAAAGCTTCTTTGTGAATTGAAAACGTTTCTTACCAAATTGTCTGTGCCGTCTATTCTACAGAAACATTTAGTCTTGCCACTATTGTCTTTGAATCTAGTCCAGTCGTTAAGACCAATAGTATTGTTAGTAAAATCTCCCCATCCGCTATCAGTAGGTTCGTCCATCATAAAAGCTGCAGATCCTGGCCCAAGAAATATGTCATTTGCCTGCATATATCCTGTTGGATCATTGTAACACATTTTTTTGGGCAATATGCAAAGATAGTATTTACCGTAATATCGATCATAAAAATTTTTAATCCAAGAATAACATACTTCTTCGTATACTAATTCTCCAACATTTTTTCTTGTAGAAAATTTTACAGCCTCTACAGCAGCCTGTGCTTGACTATGAGTATCGGCAGCAGCCGTAGAAACCTTACTAAAAGCAGTTGCTCTATCAATTCCAAGATGATTCATACATTTAGCAGAAATGCTGGCTGGATTTAAAATTCCAAATAGTTTCCATGTTGCTAAATTTGAAGTGGCCATCATTTCTATTTCGCCTAATATAGTAGATGTTCCAAATCCAGGAAAACCCACTGTTGATAATGCTACATTAAGTGTACTAGTATTAATATTTAGGTCCCAAGCGTAAGTAGTTGGTTGACCGGCAGAATCTGTTGCATAAATTGCTTTACCGTCATTTGTAAAACCTAAAACTGCTGCAACTTTGTGTGCCCGACCATTATTTTCAATACCTCCACTTTGATTATTGCTTGGGAAATATAATTCTTTAATATAATTAACTTTAGAACCTAATACTACTCTTCTGGTCTTTTCGTTTTTAAACTCAGCACCTATCGAATAGTTTAACAGCTTATTTGTTCCGCTATTTTTGGCATTCAATATTCTATTTTTTACTTCTCCAAATGCAACTTCTTGTTTCTTATCTATAAATCTCATATAAATACTATTACCATCTGGAGTGTGAAAAGTCCAATCGTAACCAGCCTCTTCGCAAACATTGTTGATAAGATCTAAAAGTGTCATAGACTTTGCAGATGTTGCTACATACGGTATTTCACTTGCTATATTTCTTACTGCATCAATCCAAATTTTTAAAGGATAAGATTTGGTATTAAACCAACGAATTGATAAGGTTGTTAATGCTTGACATATTTTGTAATATGTAGTATTTCCTTGAGATACCTTTCCATCTGTACTAGTACCAAACTTCGCGCAGTCCTGGCCAGCATCAGGAAGAGCCGTACCGTAATTATTTATTCCAACCTGTTTTCCTCCGTAGTTACTAGCAATATAATCCCCCCAGCTATCTCCTTCTATGGCCCTGTGAACATTTGTGCAATTCCAACCCCTGTAATTAATATTAACGAAACCACCTGATTTACTAACACTATTAGTTGTATCGTGCCACTCATTAAGAAAAAGATCATAACGAACCAGTAATTCTTTACAATCTGTCATCTCTATTTTGGTTTTTTGCCCATTACTATTTTCTGAATGAACTACGCTTTTAATTACTCCCCCGAAACCAAACTCATCACATTTAAATATAGCTACTCTGCCAACAGTGTCCTCAGCATCTGCATGAAAACCAGAAAGATCAATAGTAAGGGTGCTTGATGAAGTACCCATTCCCAATGTGCAAGTAAATCCTAGAATCTTTTTCATAGGATCATCTTCACCAGTTGCGTCTCCTAATACATTTTTTAACTGTTCTGGTGGAGGAACCTGACCCCATACACTAACTGCTTCTAAATATTTAAAGGTGCATGTTGGATTAATATCTTGACAAGTCATAACTTTATCCTGTTGTTGGGTTTGTTCTTATAATTCACAAGTATCTTCTATCTGTATTGTATCCCGATATGAATTAAATCTTAGTTGTACAAAAATATTTGTATTTTTATTTATAGCAAAACTCTTTTTGTCTTGATATAGATACTTATTCCTTAGATCTGTTTTGTCTCCTTCTATGTAATATACACCAGGAGGCAATTGTGTTAGTATTGATGTGTCGTGGAATTTTTTACTATACCCATATGGACCGGTAACTATAAATGACACTTTAATTGGAGAAGTTTGTATAGTAACAGAATTTTTATAATCGGTGTTGGGCGATACCCGATATGTTGTTTCGGTAACCCTATTTGAAGGAGTAGCAGGAGGCACCGGGGTTGGTGTCTCTGGTTCAGAGCCTGGTAGTCCTCCATCATCGGGTATGTCTTGTCTGGTTGTATCAACTATATTAACCAAAATATCTCCATATTCAAAGTTCATGTTTTCTGTAGTAGTGTCTAAGGTATTTAAGATATAATCTAGATAATTTGTGTAAACAGTATCATATGCAATATTGTTTACAGATTTTATTTTATTTCCATATATGTCTCTAATTTTAACTACATATGATCCATGAGGTATAGGTTGTGCCTCTGCTTCTGTTAATGTTTCATTATTATATTTTAATAAATTCAAGCACTTTGTTTCCTTATTGTAATAATAATAATTGATATTATATTCCCCATAACCTCCAGTAATACTATTAACGATAGACCCGTCATGAGTATAATAATTCTCTGTTTTACTATACATAATTGTAGATTTTCCAAAATTATTTAAAGCCAGTAAAAATTTTCTATTATTTAAAATCCTTGATTGGGTATCAGTACCAGAAAAAGATATTGATTCAAGAAGATCTGATCTTAAATTATCTGAGATATCAGGATGTTCCAAAAAGCTTATTCTAGTAACAGTTCCTGGTATATATTTATTAGTTAAGGTTAATGTGTCAAAAACAAAAGACTTAGCTTCCAAAGGTATGTAGTTTTGTTCAAAATAATATAACCCTAATTCTCTATTATAAGAATATTGTGCTATTCTGGAAGTTCCAGTAATAATAGAACCTTTCAATAATTTAATAGTATTGATATTGTTGTTTAATTCTGTTACAATTTTAATCTTTTCTTCATTAGGCAGCACTAAATAAATATCAGAGCTCAGAATATTTAATTCAGCATCTGTAAGATCAAACCCTTGAAAAAAACTAATAGTATAATACCAATCTGTGTCTTTTATGCCTAAAAACTTGATATTCAATATCGAATAATCATCACAGTTGACTACTCCATTAAGGGATTTTCTTTTATAAATTTTTCCATTTATTTCAAATTTTATATCTGTTTTTTCTGTAATACCATTAATATAAGATAGTACATTACTATTATTTAGTATCATTTTATATGGAACAAATAATGTTTCTAATATTGGTTGAGAAATAGTAAAAGAACCATTATCTGAAGGGGCGTCATGTTGTATGTCTACATTTAAAGACATTGGTGTTATGTTCTGAGCTAATAACAATGAAGAAGACACAGAACAACCATCTGAATTTATAAAATCAAAAATATAATAGCCTGGATATAAAGTATTTTTGAAATTGTAATAATATATATTGTTTGACTTATCTATACTTTCTAATATCGTTGTATCAAACATATCAAAAGAAGCAAATAGACTATCTCTTTCGCCTGTTGTAGTATGATATATTTCAACTTGATTTGGACCATCGCCATTAGAGACATTTAATTTAAAACTTTCTATAGTGTCATCATATATAATAGGAGGGCTTTGAGATTGATATTCTACAAAAGAAACCCCAGGAAACTCAAAAGATATATCTTCTTCAGAAGAAACCTCACAGCCTAATGAATCAAGCACTGTTGGACTGATATTTACCGTATTATTTATCACGTTTAAGTTAGCTTTAAAACCAGAAGAAACTACTGCTCTTGCAGTACCATAAGACACATAATAAGGAGGAACTCCTCCTTGCCATACAACTTGTAATATTCCTGTTGTCTCACAACTATTGTAAATTTTAGTTGCTTGTAAGAATTCTAAATCAGAAGTGGAACTTATAGTGTATGAAATTTCCTCTAAAGGTATTTCTCCACCATAAATAAAGCCACTGTAATTTCCTGTCGGTAAATTATTAAGATTTCTACCTCCAAAAGAAGAGCTTACTCCAGATGGTAAATTAATCCATGAAACAGAAAGAGGGCTATTGATTGTGCAACTATTGTTATCTTCTCCCGTGTATAAAATATCAAGCACTATCCTACCGTTCTCTTGATTTGCACAATTATTGTTAACAAGAGAAACTAGGTTTATTCTGTATTCACAAAATGGATCGTCGGTTATCTCTATTGTAAAATTACCCGTTCCAACTAATCCACTTGAATCGGTAGCTAAAACTGTTGCAGTATAGCTATTTTTACTGTCTATATTCAAATTGATGCCGCTATTAAAATATATACTACCAACATTTTCGCCAGACAAACTATTTGGTATTCCTTCTTTAATCTGCATTGTAAAATAAGAACTATCCTGTCCAGTCAAAGCAAAATTAACAGAAGATAGTTCCTCGTCCGCTACAACAATATCACAAACTTTAAAGGAGCCAGCATTGGAGGGTGTCGTTTCTGCTAAAAGTATCCCCGTTGGATCAAATGTTACATTGGGTGGGTCGTTAATATCTCTTACGACTAAAGTGATTTGAGTTCCATATGAATCCTGATTAAAATCTGGCCTGGCGTAAACGAATATGTCATATCTAGTTGCTACTTCATAATCCAATACGGCTCCTTGTTTTAAGTATATTTTTGGATATTTAGTACTATTATCCACCACTGTAAATTTATCCAAAGCACTACCAAAATTAGTTCCAGTATATCTCAAATCAAAAACAACCATATCGGCACCAGGATTAAGATCTAAATCAGGATCTGTCCATTTTAAGTCACAAAGTTTAATACTACCAGTAGAAGTGTCTACGTCTTCATAAAGATAAAATATATCTGGTGTTGCTGTAATTCCTGATATTTCAAATTCCACATCTTGTACATTAATTGTAAATGTTCTAGTTGCAGAATATATACCAGGTAGATTTCCTGCCACTAAAGTTGCAGTAACTGTAGGTTTTGTCTCATAATCTAGTACAACGTCTGGCTCTAATACTAAAGAGCCTGTGCCACTAGCAAAATCGTAATCGATACTAAAATAGCTGGCGTCATTACCAATAAGACTTACAAAATTATTTCTGTTAGTATCATTATCTTGAACAATAAAATCAGATAGCTTAAAACCTGTCTGTGGAGGAATAAAATTTTCTGGAAGACCAGTTTGAGATGGTGTTATATCTATAGATATTGGCGGATTGTCTGTTAGGTATAGAGTCCAATTTCCAGATGTGCTAAAGCCAGACCCACTCTGACCAGCGTATAAAGTTAATTCATACAAGTCTTTGCTATCAATATCAAAAGCTGTCCCATTCTTTACAAATATACTACCTTCTTGTAAAATATCATTAAAATTAACATTAAAGATATCAGCGTCCACACCTGAAACACCTATAACATTATTAAATTGTTTTAATCTGTCAAAAATACCGGTAAATACAGTATCTGGATCTTTTACATCAAAAGTTGCAACAAGTTTATCTTCATCAACAGGAATATTAATATTGTAACCACCACTATTTGGGGGATCAAATACTATTCCTGTAGGGGCTTCATTAACTGGTAGTAATCTTAGGGTAAAATTATTATTAGAATTACCCCTATCAACATAAAGGTCTACTCCAGTTATATATCCATAATAAAAATTTTGATCTTCATAATCTAAATATATTCCAGATTTTACATAAATAATACCACTACCATTGTTAAAGGTTAAATCAAAAATAGAACTATTGCCCAAAGCATCGTCCATACCAAAAGTATAAGTCCCAACAAATTCATCATCCGCTCCTGATGGAACAAAAAATCTACCTATCTCAATTAAGCCAGTAGTAGTTGTTTCATCTATAGTAAAATCACCATCAATAGTGATGCCGGTAAAAGAGGTGGTTGTTGTAGATATGGTAATAAGGTTTGCTTTAGGAAAATCATTAGAATAAGTTTCATCAGGCATCAAATAAAAGTTATGAGAATGATCAGAGCTGTTTGGTAGCTGATCTAGCACAATAATATCATGATACCTACCCATAGACAAAGAGCCTGTAAAAGATAGGGTTTCGTAAGTTCTGTCTAAATCATTAACAATATATGCGTTTGTGCCAGCAGCATCCAGCATCAATGTTCTAAATTCTAATGGACAGCTAGTAGCAACACTAATATTGCCTGTTAGTGGAACAGGAAACGGGTACTCTTTTATCTCATACGGATCTATTACTGTCGAAATACCACTATTACTAGATGAGCACCATAGTATTTGGTCATTCACTAATCTGACCAATCTATTTTTTTTCTCAGAAGAATAGATGCTGTCTGTTGTTAGTGTGCTATTGTCCCATATAACAAGTTGACTATTATTAGTACCTGTGCTAGAAAGAGATATTACAAGTTTATCTGCTACATTAATAATATCTGTACGATAATTTAAATAATTACTAAGATAAGTAGTTCCGCTGACAATATTTCCAGACAATACAAAATCACCATTTTCTATTATCGGAGAAAAATTAATATTTTTTAGTTTTAATGGATAGGTTAAGTTACCACTATAATCATAGTCAGTAAGAAATATATGATATTCACTGTCACCTAGTCTCATGTCTTGAGAACTATCAACCTGCCATTGACATCCAGTAGTTACATAACTAGGAATCAAAGCTATGTTTGCAGGTAGTATTTTGTATCCTTCATCGGTCGAATCTAGTATGCCTGTTGCAAAATCAAAGATACTATTATATAAAACATATTCACCAGTACCAGTGCCTAATACTAAATAATAGCCTGCATCATTCTCTAGTTTTATAATATTAGTAAGTTCAGTATTAATGCCAGTATTAAAAGGATTTATAGCAGTCCAATTATCTTGTTCTACATTATATTTAAAAATAGAAGAAGGATCAGAATTATAAAGACATAAAATAAAATTATTTGATAATGCACTCCATTCTGACGATCCTCCTACTACTTGTTTTATTCCAGTTTCTGAAGGATGAGCAACACCACGATATGATGAAGTTCCAGTTGTATAGATATAAAAATAATCATCTTGTGATGATAATGGTGGGGCTATAATAAATGTTCCAGAACCCAATCTTTCAAAATAAGATGATTCAACATTACCGCTACCTCCACTAAAAGGTATTTCTGAACCTATTCCTGTTACGAAAGAAATTAAAGCATTATCCACCGATATTTGATCAGATATGCTGTAATCAGAAAATCCCGAACAAGAACCGGGAGTTACTCCTGTGCTAGTAAAACTAATTTCATCACTACCACTGATAGTAGATCCGGCAGCGAATGAACTAATATCCTTTTCTATTTTAATTGATATAATATTATCTGTTGCGTATGTTATATCTCCACTAGCGTTAATACCAGAAAAACTAAGTATATTACAATCAGAATCACAATCACTAACACTATTTATATCAATATAGCTCATGGGAATTCTATGACCTAAAACAACATGATTCCCACTTGATACACTAAGGTTTACTGGAATATTAGAAAGTAAATTATACTGATTTATTATGGCTGGTTTTGTAGCCATAGCATCAAAACTTAATTCATCAGAAAATAACTCTAATTCACTTAATATTTTGTCGTATAGTTCTTTACTTTTATCTATTGACATTCTATGTATTCCTCTGTAATACTATATGTGTATCTACCTTCTGTTTCTACTTTATTAATTTGCATTATATTTCCACCAGTTAATGACCAAATATCTTTTTGATCAGAAAGCTCTCCGCTAACAGCTGACTTTAATTCTGTAATAAGACTGTCCATGTTGACACTATTAGCAAACAAACTATTATTTTTAAGCACTGTATTGCTTTTACCAACAGATTGTTGTAAACAACTGCTAGGCAATTCTCCTTTTATTGTTAATTTATATTTAGGGGCTGATGTAGCTTGACTAGCATATACTAAAGGTTTATAACTAGCCTGTCTACCAGGAGCAAAATGTTCTGCCCTACCACTTACGGAAGGTCTTTCTTCATATTGACTAGATATTTTATAACCCAATAAATCACAAGTCTCTGTATCTTTATAGGTCATTTCAAAATCTATTTTATTGGCTGATGGAAATTCAGACAACCTAGTACTGGTCAATTGATAGCATGTATCTCCTATATTGGGCATACCTGTTCCACTACCATTGGAACAATTAGATACAAAAAGATCTGTAATACCACTAACAAAATATTCCCTAATATCATTATAAGCGGCTGAAGCATTATCATAACCATCATAGTTTGGATATAAAACAGTCTGGCTACTATCAACTCCTAATATAGATCCTTTTATTTTTGTAATACTTTTACCTCCTTTTAGCTGATCAGATTCAAAAGTTTCACTAAATTCTACAATAGCCTTGGTATCGTTTTGAGGAAGTATATGTAAGTCAAAATCGATACTAGCGCTAGTTTTCTTTGTTGTTTTTTTTATATTCGTAGCACAAGTAACAAAAGTAGAAGGTATATTAATATTAACCTCACTAGGACTAGTAACAATAGTATCTACTCTATTTTCTAAAAATTGCATAAGTAATTCAAAATTTAAATCATTAGTATCGCACTGATCATTATCATAAGCAGACACTTCTATTTGTATAGTAAACTTGCCAGCATTTTTGACTAGTTTTTTATCATTAATAGAGAAAGTGCTAGTATCAGCATAATTGACCACTATTGATTCAGAATATGCTCTAACTATCATATCATTTCCAAGTATGGTTTCAAAATCGATATCACTATTATTCACTATTAATTTGTTTTTGTCACTATCCTTTGAACATTCTACAATTATGTTGTAATTTATATCTAATCCCCCAACAGGACTAACTCTAGCATCTCTCACAACTCCAACAGAATTATCTAATTTATCTATAGTGCTTTCAGGAGTACATTCATTTGACATATTAATAGTGGCACAACTATCGATAAGACCAACAACAGATTCTATAAAAGAAGTATATGAATCACTATCTTCAGCATGATGTGTACCCTGTATTTCTAAGTTTAAAAATCCTCCTATAACATCATCGCCATAATAAAAATACTGAGGAGAAATATCTATCATTGCATGAGGCACAAAAGATATGCCTCCTATACCAGATATCATGTCTTTTATTCCTTTTAGGGATTTGAATAACCTATGCCTGTTTCAGATAAATTTTCACCCGAATATTGTACAATTTTTAATGAGCATGTGTCTTTACTCACACTAATTACTTTACTGGTAATAATGCCAGATCCAGAAAGTAAATCTATACCAGTAAAAACAGTATTAGCTATACCAGTGATTCCAGTATCTCCTCTAGAACAAGCTAATGTTGATGCCACGTTTATGCTGTATTCATAATATTCATCTTTAAATGTGTTCATATCTTGCACCCAATAATCTGGACTAGACCAGCCTCTTGGTTCTGCATAAACTTTCTGTTTGTCTCTAGGGCTATGTTTAATAATCTCATAATTAATCTTGTATCCGCTAGCACTATAATCACACATACCAATATTTTGTGTAGTCTGTTCAATATTCAAAGTAGCGCTGTTATTTGAGTAGTCCTTAGTCATGCTAAATAATTTTGTGCTCCAACACCCTGTAGAAGTTAAGGCTGTATGCGGCAGGCTGCAACTCTGTTTTTTTCCTGGCATAGTTTCTTCTATTTCTATCATTCCACTAGTGTCTATAAGAGCATCTTTTATGGATTCAATAACACCATAAGCGCTTTCTGCTAATCCAGTAGGCACCCCAGTAATACTCCAGGGAGTATTTCCACTAGAAGTATAGCCAACACCAACAGGAAGTGCATTAATAGTTACTTTAATATCTCTATTAGAATAATATTGTATCTCATCTTTGGATTCATTTCTATTTAAAGAAGCTGTAAAATTACCAGGATTGGCACCTGTTCCGCTAGGTAGAAACAAGGACTTAATATTCAGTGTTGTTGTTCCATCAGTACCTCTATTTAATTGCACAGAAGATACGCCACAATTGATATACCTTGAGTCTATACCAGAAACTAATCCGCTACTTGGGGAAGTTTTTCCTAAAGTTGTTAATATTTTATTGGCAGCATCTAAGCTTGACGTTATTCCTGAGCCGCTAGGATGATAACCACAAGAAAAATTTAAATTATATTCATAAGTGATAGGTTTGTTATAAAAAAAACCCGTGCCCTGACCTGTAGGAATTGCTAAGACATAAAGATCATAAGGAACATCCCAACTCTCGCTTTCTGTCAATGAATTGACAACCCCACTAAGATCACCTAACTCATAAAGACTATATAAACTTCTTTGAGGTATAGCTTCTAAAGTAACGGAATAAGAAAGCTTATTAACAAAATCAGAATCATTATCTAAACTAAGATTTTTAATCCTACCTACTGACCCACTATTACCGGGATAGTCAACAGTTACCATTTCTGTATCAGTAAGCTTGTCTACAAGATTGCTATAAAATCCAGCTAAATCATTATTATCACTACTTAAAACAACATCTTGTATAGTAATGGTATCTCTTTGCCCTATATTATTTCCATCAGAATCTTTTCTAAATTCTGTGGAAAAATTCACAGAGGGTCTCGTAAAATTTATTCCTTCTACAGATATTGACATTTAAAAATCCTTATTAAACTATTCTAATATCTCCACTCATAGCAGCATGATTAGAGCAAATATAATAAATTCCACTATTAATAGTATCATGTCTAACGCTCCAAGACACAATACCACTATTAACACCAGTATTATTTGTTAATCCACTAGTATATAACGAAGATCCTAATTTTATTTCCAAAGCATGAGAACTCGATACGTTTATGTCAAAATCATAATTAAATCCTTTGTACAAATACAGAGTTGGGTTTTCGTCGTTTCCAACACCATCGGTGCCAGCACCACTGAATATAAAAGTATTATCTCCTGTTGCAGAAACATCGAATTTTAATTTAGGTTTAGCAAAATCACTACTTGTAATATACAGAGCATCATTATTTAAATTAGTAATGTTGTCCCCACTATGTACAACATCTATTAAAATTCCAGTAACAGTTCCACTATGATGACTTAAAACCAACTCTCCTGAACCATCATAATTAATACCAGTAACATATGCTTCTCCAGTAATATATCCCACATCATTAGCAAAAATACTAATATTTTGACCACTATGGGCAACGCCACTTAATATGCCGGTTACTGTTCCTGTGTGATGGCTTAGGACTAATATTCCAGACGAAATTCCTGAAGTATAAGAAATGCCGGTTACGTTGGCCTGACTATTAATATATCCTGAATCGTTAACTAATTCGCTAATATTATCTCCACTAGAAACATAATTAGAATCATTGACTAAATAGCTAACACTATCTCCACTAACCAAAACATAACCACTACCTTCCAAAATAGGTCTAGACTTAAAGTTTATGTCTGATGTAGCATCAAGAGCTATATAGTCTCCTGTAATAACAACAGTGGTATTTTTTATGTATGTATGTTCGTGTCCTGTTGCAGTAATGTCGTTTCCTAATATTGTAACTCCTGAATATACAGAAGAATTGCCCTGTCCAAATACATAACAATTTATATTATCTATATTATTTTGATAACCAAGAACAGCAGAATTATTTCCAGACACATCGTTATTAACACCAACAATAGAAATATTTTCCCCATAAACACCATTATTATATCCAACAACAGCAGAATACAATCCGCTGTTTCGATTAGAAACACCAACAGTTGTAGTATAGTTATCATCAGAAGTATTATTGCTTCCTAAAGTAACAACATGATGATTACCAGAAGTCGCTAACTCATTGTTATATCCCACAATAGTATTGTTACCACTATTATCAGAAAGAACATTAGAAACACCAATAATAGTATTATTTGCTCCTGTACCGCTTATCTCTAATAGTCTTCCTATAAACACAGTGTTTGATAAACCAGATACATTTGAAATACTAACATAATCAGCAGATATATCTAATACATCAACTAAGTTGCCGGACTCTAAAACCTTTAAAAAAAAGCTTGTATATTCACCAGACTGTGAAGGATCATCAACAATGATACCTTGAGAAATTCCTGTAATTTGATCTCCAGCATTGTTTCTAAACAAGAAGTTTTGCAGATGCTGTGTCCCTGTTGAAGATATTCTGGTATTAACAATACTGAAATCGGTTCCTGTAGAATCCACATAGATTCCTACTCTTTTTTGCTGATCATGTTTAACTTGTATATAATTATTATCGTTAGACAATAAAAAAGTACTATTATTGCCAGTAATGTCTGCTCCAGAACCACCAAATAACCAAACATGAGAACCTGTTACTGTATGAGCTGATCCGATAGCACCAGCATACGAACCGCTTTCTATAGTATTTTGATGTCCAATATTAATACTACTAACACCACAATTAGTATTGTAATAACCAATACATACATTATCTCCTTTATTGGTAGTATTAGAACCTATAACAATACCACCAGATATAGAATTATTTGGACCAATTTGAATATCTTCATAGCTTAATAGAGCAACATTCTGTAAAGTCCCGTTGTTATCTACTAAAAATTTTAGTAATCCTTGCTCTGAACCATCGGTCTCATCTGATGCTTCTGCTATGACTCTAGCGTAAGTAATATTTTCTTCTGCCGTATTAGAACCTACAAAATCAATTCTGCCAATGTCCAAACCTTCAGTAAAATCTGGATCATTATTAACAAAAGCAATAGTAGGAATAGATCCACTAGTAGAAGTACTAATAGTAATACCTTCCACTCCTTCGGTATTTATGTTGAGCAAATCTAATGGGGTGTTAGTATTAATTCCGACATTATTAGTTGACCCATCAACAAAAAAAGTATTGCCGATACCGTTGGTATTGATTGTAAAATCTAGGTCTCCAGACTGAAGATTAAAGATTGTGTTCATTAATTCTCCACCAACTTGAACAACAGCCGATACTGCATCATCTCCACCCACGAATAATGCATCGTCATTAAAGAAAAATCCATTATTATGACCAAGAACACCATTGTCAGATAATTGAATAGCCCCATTTGGACCGCTCGAAGAAGCTGTATCTTGTATAGGGTCTAATACTATCCAATTATTGTTGTCTATATCAGATATAATTCTTACAAAATCATTTTTCTTACTTAAGGCATAGGTAGCTCCGCCATTTATAGTATTTGATCCATTAGCATCAAGAGTAACAGCATCTGTTCTTTCGTTTTCCGATCCACTCAAAGAAGTTAAGGCTATGCCAATAATTACAGAATCAATATCAATAGCTGGTAAAGATAAAGTAATGTCTCCAGTAGCATCAACAAAATAAGTGCTATTTATATTTGATAGTGTTGAATTACTATTTAATCTTTTATAATTCGTATAGCTAGGATTTGGTGCAATAACATCGATTGTTACATTTCCGTATGCTAACGAAATATTTATTTTACTATTGTCTCCTTGACTAGAAGAAACAGATTGCTCTCTTGTAAATTGATATAACCCTCCACCAAGACTGGTCAAATATCCAATTCCGTATTCATATACGCTAGACTGATTCGCTACTGTCAAACTATAAGTGAATCTTTGTTGAGATCCAGCGGTGGTGCCAACCAGAGAATGGATGGTATTATAACCAGCACTATCATTTACATTGAAATTTGCTGTACCATATGCTGCTGCTGGTGCAGTTGCTCTGTATCTGTAATTAAAAAATTTATTAGACATAATTAAGACCTACTATGATAGTGTTAAATACTAGTGCTCACTGTAATTGCGGACGTATCAAATCCTGGATTAGCTTGAGCTAAGCCTGCTGCCAAGGCTTGGCTTATATACTCACCAAAACCCTGTAATCTTGCTTCGATTGCTTCTAATCCAGCAATGTTTACAGTCATTGGTTGCACAGAAATATTGCCTCCCACAGTAATAGTACCATCTAAGCTCATTCCATTTATAGCCGAAATTAAATCATTAGTTTTTTGCGAAAATTGATTGACAGACTCGTTAAATCTACCAAAAGATCCTCCAAGAGCTATAGAACTAGATAATAGGCTAGCTGCTCCATTGTTTATTACACCAAAATCGACTTGTGACAGTGTTTGTATAGCAGAAGTTAGTGGTGCGGATGCACTGCTAAAATCTGCTACACTTTGGGTAAATGGACTAAAATCAATACTGGGAGCATCTGCTTTTGTAGCAGATTCGACTGGTGTTGTTGGTGTTGATGTTGAGATTGAAGTTTGAGAAAAACTCTCTCTTATTGCTGAAAAAATATCAGAAGCAATAGATGACATACTGGTAGAAGTGCCATCGTCTGTCATAGGTGTCTGTGGTTGATTAACCATACCAAAATCCATAGGTGGGGGCTGAATATCTGACACAGAACCTTCTCTTAAAGCTGATATGATCCTATCACAACAATCATTGTCTGTAGATTGTACAGATGGTCTGATCATCTCTTCTGTTCTTGAGGTGGCCGTGGCGGCTGGTGTTACTTCTGTAGATGGTATCATTAATCCTGCAATATCCGAAGCTAATGAAGTTATAGCGCTCCACAAATTATCAAAAGCTCTTTGTCCAGCAATTTCAGCACGAGTATCATCTATTGTTGGACCTCCGTTAGCAGCATATAACACACCGTTACGAACCACACCACCACTACTTTTATTGATAGCTTTTAATAGTCCAAGATTCTTTTGAGTTGCTTCACGATTAACAACAAACTCGCCAGGAGTTAGCATAGCAGGAACAGTATCAGTACCCTTAGGACTGTAATCTACTAGCTGTCCTCCGCCTTTTAAATATTCTACCTTTCCTCCATTTTTTAGATTAAATGTTGGAGCAACATATTTTTTCATAATTCCTGTACGTTCCAACAAAGCTTGAATCTGATCTCTTGTGAATCTGTCTTGATCAGATAATACTTCTCCTAAAGGACTACCTCTACTTGTAGATAGGGCATCGCTAAGATTACTTATTCCGTATTTAAATACTGTTTGCATATCTAGTTCTCTACCAATAGCAGATCTAGAACCACCAATTAAGCTGTCTAAACCAACTTCTCCGTATTCGTTGTTTGGAGATAAGTTTGCGTTATTAAAGAAATTACTAACTATTTCTTCTATTTGAGGAGCAGCTAAACGGGTATCTCCCATCATTTCTCTTTGAGTATTTTCTTGTTTGAGTGTATTGCTAGCTATGTTTTTGGCCATAGCTACTTCTTCTGGTAGTCTAGGATTAATTCCGTCTGCTAGTCTAAATTGTGGAATTCCCATCATATTTACTAAATTTTGCTGATCTTTTGTTAATTCTCCACCCTGTTGTAAATAAGTAGGAGTTATACCACCCTTTCTACGATTAATAGCCTTAAGCAGACCCATGTTATTTTTGGCGGATTCTCTATTCACCACAAACTCGCCAGGAGTAAGCATCGCTGGAACAGTGTCGGTTCCTCTTGGTGTCATAGCCACACTGGTAGATCCACCTGTAGCTAAATATTTTGGTTGTTGTACTATTCCTCCTGTGGCTTTATATTCAGGAAACATCTGCTCAAACACCTCTAGCGGACTTGATGGTAATGGCTTGCCTAGCTCTTGGTTAGGAGCCAATGTTGTTCCAACTTCTGCTCTTGATGGGAATAATCCCCTTTTCGCTAACTGCTCTAAATCAGGCATATCAGAATGCAATAAACCTACCGATTCAGCAATCATATCTCTAGCTTGAATAATAGTAAAAGGCCTACCCTGCTTTTCAGCTATTATTTTAGCAATTTTTGCATATTCTTTCTCATTTGCACTAGCTTGAAGACCTACAGTTCCAGTACGTTCAGGACCTATTTTAACAACATCACCAAAGTCATATTCAAATAAATCTCTATCTACTCCAGGTATTCTATTCGGCACTTCGCCCATTTGTGCTTGTCTGAACTCTGCTCTAGCCAGGACATCATTAATGACAGCATTCTTAACGTCTTTATATGCTGGATTATTTCTGTCTCTGTACCAAGTATCAAATCTTCTTTTATCAACTCCAGGAGGAATTCTAGGGTTAATTTTTTGCTCTTTAGCAAACTGCAATAGTTCCCTGTCTGTTTGTTGTTTAAGTGCAGCTGCTGACGCATCTTGTTTCTGTTTCAGTGCAGCTTGTTCCTCTCTTTGCTGTTTAAGTGCGGCTGCTTTATTCGCATCCTCGGCTACTATGCTAGCATTCTCAGTTTGCCTTGCTGCCCTTTCTTTGGCAAATTCTTGGCCGAGACGCATTGATTCTTCTAGCTCAGGACTCATTGCCTCAGCCCTTTGTGTTACAATGGCATCGTTTAATGATGTGTCTTTTGTGGGTGTTGTATTCCTTGATTCGTAAAATTGCCTACCTTGATCAAGAATTTCTTTAATTTCTGCTGGTGGTTCTGCTTTGCCAGTTTGAGCTGCCATTTCTTTTTTGGGGGCTGCTATTGTTGTGTCTAACTTGTATCTGCCTGTTGAAGTAAGTTCTTGTGGATCAATAGCTGGTGTTTTTCCAGCCCCTCCAACATCTCCAGCTTCAATTTCTGGCTTTGTTTCATATTTCTTTAAAATAGCATCTATTTCTGGATCAGCCCCCCTGGCTCCCTCTCTACCTCTTGTTTTCATTTTACTTCTAAGAGTAAATATATCTTGAGCCAAAGAAGTCTGATCTTCTAATGATAAGCCTTTATTGGTTTTTAAGACAGATTCTAAATCAGCAACATATCCACCAAGTCTGTCTGGCATAGTAATTTTGGGTATCGGCGCTTTCTTTACAAAACCTAAAAGAGAACCTAAAGCACTAGCAGTTTTAATACCTCTAGGGATATCCCCAATATCTGGACTTACAAAGTCTAAAGCGGTAGCCGCCACCCTTGATGCTGGCTGCATTTGAGATACTATATCTTCTTGACTACCTCCAGCAATATAAGATCCTGGCATTGACATCATATCTTCAGAATAAATACCAGATGCTAATCTTGGTCCTAGTGCAGTACCTGTGCTTAAATTATATCTAAACATGTCAGACATAAACTGACTATCTCCACCAGTTACAGCATTAGAAAGTTGTTCTGCTGCTGCTCCTGGTCCAGTAACCAATGATCCTACAATTCCTGGAAACGTTCCTAGAATGTCTAAACCAAATCCCGGTATATTTCTAATACTATCATTAATAGTAGCATTTGGTGCTATTGTTGTGTTGCCAAATGCATCTTTAGGTGCTCTTTGTATTGCTTTAGTAAATGGAGTAGATGCTCTTAACTCTGCTATTTGTTCTTCTCGTCTTTGTCTTTGGAGTAGTAATTCTTCTCTATATCTGTCTTCAGAAGACGGACCAGCAAATGGGTTATATGTTTGTTTCTGTTGAGATATGGCCTGTTGTTTTAATGCCTTATCAAGTAATACCGGCCCACCTTCTGCAAGATATAGTGGGTCAACTTCTCCTCCCCGCGATAGTAACTGTGCCTGTGCAGCAACACCCTCATTCATCACCTGCTGCATTATTCGTGGATTAACTCCATTAATCAGCGATATCTGGTTGAATGTAGGCAAACCCCCATAAATACCTCCACCCAAACTTAAATGTGATCTATTTGCTGTATTATAAAGACCCCCTGTAAAGTTTTTACTATTCCTATAAAGATATCTTGCTCTTTCTTTGATATCTTTTTCTCCATCAAGATCTTCAACTATTCCATCTTGTCCAGGCCACCTTCTGATTCCATCATACCATGATCCAAGATTAGTAAAATATGCTGCCGCTTCTTGAGCACTAGGGACGGGTCCTCTCCTCTTCTTTTCATAATATGACTGATCCACCATGCTGCGATATATATTAGATAATCCTTTAGTTCTAATGCCTCTTTGGTTATATTTCAGATATGGATCCATATACAAATCAAACCACTCTTTGATAGTAGTTGGAGTTTTAGGATTTCCTTCGATAGCCCTCTGTGCTCTTTCCACAACATTAGGGTCTGATTGTTGTTCTAGGTCAACGCCCTCAGCACCAGCAAAATTCTGCAGCCAATATGACTGACCAAAGCTTGCAGCAGCAGCTGCCGTATTTACTCTTCCAATTCTATCAGTCCAAGGAGAAAGTTTGCCTGTTCCAACACTAGCAAATGCTTCAGAAAAACCTGATGACATAGCTCTAATTGGCAATGCAAGATTGCCATTATTTGTACTAACTAAGAATTGTCCAGATAGACCTTGAGAATATTTTTTTGCTTCTTGGATATCTCTAGCTATACCTGCTCCACCAGTTCTAACATATTGCCTGAAACTTGGGGCTCTACCAAAATAACCCCTAGTATCTGTAAACATATCATTATATTGTTTTACCGCAAATTCGTCTTCAGCTTTCTGTTCTATAGGTTTTTCAAATGGTGCTGGTTTTAATAATTTGTCTTTCTTTTTATCGATGTCTCTAGCTAAATTATCTGTAGCAGCAAAGTCTCTAGTAAATAATCCTTTTGTACCAAAAGAATAAATGTTAGGCTTAGATGATCCTTTATATCCTACAGAGGCAAGCCTAAACAATTTAGTATTTAGCTTGGCATTATCTGAAAATAAATATTCTGAGATTTCGGATCTATTATTATTTAAGTTATTAAATATATTGCCTAAGTAAGCCTGTAAATTTCCATATAGCAGATCATTATTGGAGTCACCCTTTAAGAAACTTCTATAATTTTCATAATTAGGAATTATCGCTTTATTTTTTTTATCGTCATATAAACCTTGTATTTCGTCATACAGATTACCGGAATATTCTTTATATGGAACGCTAAAATCAATATTTGTAAAAGCAGGAAAATTAGCCAGTCTTTTATCTATTGGGGTAACAGCCTTAAAAGGTATTTTAGCAGTTTTATTGACTATAGAAAATTTAGACTTTTCTTCATCGGCTATCTCTTTTTTAATTAAATCTGTTTGAGATTTCAAGCGATCTATTTGTTCTTCGTTTCTTATTAAGCCAAGTGTTTTAAAATTACCATTCAAACCAAGAGGCCAACGAATCGCAGCCGATAATTTGTCTTCTTGCGCCAATCTGTTAAAACTTCTATAGACAGAGGAACTTAAACCCATAATAGGAGTTCTTTTATCATTAAAAAATTTAGCATTTAATGGTGAAAATGGTGTTTCTCCACTATACAAGGACTCTAACTCTTTTATAAATGATTCTACTTCAGGATCTTCTGCGACTCCATTTTTTAATATTTCTTTGGTGTCAATATATCTATCGTAGATATTTTTACTTCTTTTTAATAAATCATCTCCAATCACTCTTGTTCCTTCAAATACTTCACCGCTAGAACCATTACCGCTAATACTTATGCTTCCACGTCTAATAAAATCTCTTGGTTTAGAGGTCACCTTTGGTCCAAATGGTTCCGCTTGTATCGGACCTATAGATGAATATAGACCATAGTTCTTGCCAGTAATATTCCAAGAATCTGCAAACGCATTAGTAGGTGGAGAAGAATTTATATCAATACCATTCAAATTAGGTTTCACCAATCTAAAGCTGTTAAATTTTTTATTGTATTCTGGATATGTCTGTTCGTTTAAGTTTTGTGATGGTGAAAGATTGGTGTTTCTTGTATCAACACCATACAAACCCCTCCTAATAGCACTCACTTCTGTTGCTGATGCGGCTCCTTTAGATTGTGGATATATATTGATATAATCTTCTGGACTGGCCCCAAGCATCAAGCTATCAAGATATGGATATCTTGTACTTCTGGTCCCAATATAATCAAGAATATTTTGTATAGGAATATTTGTTTTTTGAGATATTTGCCTAACTAAAGGAGAAGCTGTGTCTACTTTTCTTTCTATGCCGAAACCAAAGTCAGGAAAATCCTTTATGCTTTTTATATTTGGATTTATTTCTATGGCTGCTTTTGCAATTTTGCTAGCTGTACCAAAATCAGCGACAGTACTAGGTAAGTTAGCATCAAATTTTCCTGCTTTTTCTACCACTATATCAGAAACGCGTCCTGGAAGAATATTTGAATCATTTTTAAATTGTTTATATATAAAAGTTTTTAAGTCTTGTATATCATTTAAGGTTGAATTGCCCTGTGTTTGAGGAAGAGTGTCTTCAACTGTAATGTTTTGGGCTCTGTCAAAATTAACAAAACTACTAGCAGTAAAAAGTTTAGGTGCGGTTCTGACTCCCTGAGCTAATTGTTGCCATTGTTCTAGGGCAGGAACTTTTTCTGTTTTTCCTCTGGGTTGATTTGCATCAAACAGATTGCTTACAAAACCTCCATATTGATAGTATTGTGTTTTGCCGCTATTAATACTTTCTAATAATCCTCTGTTCTTTGCTGTTGCCTGTCTATTAACAACAAATTCTCCAGGTGTTAACATCGCCGGTACTGTATCTGTCCCTCTGGACTTCATTTCTACTTGTTGTCCAGCAGCTGCGTATATAACACCGCCACTAGCTCTTCCTTGAGGAACTATTGGTTGAGGTAATACAGCAGGTTGAATGGCCGCTGCTATGTCTCCAGCATTATTAACGTTCACAGTAAGAACTGTTTTAGCAAGACCATTTACCACTGCTTGTGCGCTATTTTGCTCAGCCATCCTAGCATTAATAGCTTGAATCTGCCCAAGTAATTGATTTGCCCTAGACTGCTCAGTAACGGCCTCTCTATAAACTCTAATAGCTTCTTGTAGCTGTGGATCTCCTTCAGGATTTCTAATAGACTCAATTATTCTAGAAAATTGTGGAGTTAACATTCCCAATTGATTGACTTGCCTTGCTAAAACTTCTGCCCTTAAATTATTCGCTTCTTGTGAAGAACCAAGAAATGGAGCTAATTCTTTAACTAAAGACGTTACGTTGCCTCTTTCTTGTGCTAATACTCCCTGTGCAGCTTCTTGGGCTTGGAATGTACTTCTTGTTTGTCTCAATGTTTGGGCGTATGTTCTTTGAGCTTCTATGCTTGTATAAATAGTATTACTTTGGCCAGAAAGAAGTCTTTGTAAGTCAGCATATGCCTGATTAAGAGCTGTTATCTGTTCTGGAGTAGAAGAAACCAAACTTTCCAAAAATCCAGCTTGCTGCTGTCTTTGTTGTTGAACTCTAGATATTTCAGAAAGTGCTGCTTGAGCTACATTAGAACTGTCAGCAAGAGTTTGTAAAGCCTGCTGCATATTATTTAATTCGACATTGGTGTTAACTAACTCAACACTAAGGTCTCTAAACTGAGCAAAACTAGCTGGCCCCTGATCTTGTGCTGACTGTAAATTAGTTTGTAATAATTGTCTTCTAGAATTTAAATCTATAATTTTGTTAAAAATTTCATCAGGATCTGACAGACCAAATGTTTGTCTTTCTATGCTTTTCTCTTGTTGTATGCTAATATCTCTAGCACTATATATCCTACCAAAAGCTTCGTCCAGATTAATGGCTCCCTGAGCAAGAATTTCCAAACTCTTTGAAACATACTGATTTCTTTGTGCTAAAATTCCTGTAATATTATTTAATACCTTGGTATATTGTTCTAATCCTGACTGATATATTTTTTGTGCAGATAATAGTGTGTTCAGTGATCCCTTTAGTGCGTCTATTGTGCTGGCGAAACCAGATACGCTTTCTCTGACATCTTGGGAATCTAATCCTATTTGGTCTTTACCCTTACTTCTTAATTTCTGTAGACCTGCGCTAATTTGATCTGATAAAGTCCTTGCTACATCTGGAGGTAGATTTAATTCAGTAACCAGATTTGATATTTCTTGACCTACCAATCTTGCAACAGCAGTATCAGTAGCTTGTGGATTTTCTTTTACAACTCTATTTATTGCAGATATTATTCCTGCTTCTAATGAAACAGAACCCCTAGCCAAGCCAGCTATTGTTTCTGCCTGGTCTCCCAGTATGGGCTTAAGTCCGCTGACAACCAAATTGAATTCTCGTTTACTATATGCTGAAGGATTAGAAAGAATATTAGAGCCTCTATCTTGTCCAAGACCTATAGAGGCGTTACCAGACAACGCAGCAATGTCTGTATTTATTATATCAAAAGATCTTCCTATATCTAAAGCAGTACGATTAAATATTTGTTCAAAACTATTGAACACTCTACTCAAAATAGTTTCTAAATTTCTACCAATTTTTTCGGCATTATCTATCTCTATTTGTTGTCTAAAAGCTGCAGTTCTTTGTATAATTTCTATTTCTGCTCTTTGAGCTACTACTCTATCTATTCTTTGTTTTTTTTCTTCTGCTGATAATGATGTATTTGCTTGTGTATTTAAAATAAATTTTTCGACTTGCGGATTTGCTCTTGCCAAAGCCTCGCTGAAAGATTTAAATTGTTGACTGTCTATTATCTGATCAATACCAATACCTGCTTTTAGTCTTTGTTCTACAAGTTGAGTAATTGAATCTGCCACTCCCGCAAACTCTCTAGCACTTTCTTGTGCTCTTACTTCATTAATGCCTCTAATTGCATTAGCGAGATTTTCTTGTGCTTGTTGATTATCTCCTAAATATCCTCCCAAAGTGCTTAAATAAGCATTAAATCCTCTCATTTCTAATACTAATGATCTTTGTGCAGAGAGCGTCTCTTGGGATGTTCCGACAGCTATTTGTTCTTGAGTTCTTTCTCCTGTGGCTGTAGTTCCCAATAAGTATTCTGGGATATTAGCAAAACCCAATCTATTACTTTCAATTTGTCTACTTCTTACAGAACTAATTTCTTGAGTGGACTGTCTTATTCCAGAAACAGCTTGTCTAAAAGCATTAAAATTATTTGCTTCTTTACTTAGCTTGTCAAGAGCAGAAGATACTTTCTGTGTTGCATCTTCTATTCTCTGTTTAGATAATTTATTTGCAAAATCAATAGCAGCATTTTTAGATTGTATAAATGCCGAAGCTGTTCCAGCAACAGCAGCGGTAGCTAATCCTATCCCTCCAGAAAATTTGGACAAGCCTGGAATAAAGCCTGCAATTTCTCCACCAACAATACCAAGATTAATACCAGAAACAGCACCCTGTATACCAGCCCCCATTTCTGCGGCCCCTTGAGAAGCTGCCTCTTCTATACTTGTGGAGAATAGACTAGCAGCACCTTGTAACGCAAACACTAGGCCGATAGTACTGCCGATACCTCTATCCCGACTAACATTATCAACTGTAGTACCTGTATTATATCCAGGAATAGAACCAATTGCTCCACCAGTATGAAATTTAGGTAGGTCTTCAGCCATATTGTTTCTATGAGCGTTGTTAAGTTCGTTTAATCTATTTATTCCTATTTGTTCTGCAGCCTGTTTGTTGATTACATATTCACCTCTGGTAACTCTAATGTCTCCTTCTTTTTGGTTACCTCCGGTATACGCTCTTGGCAATTTTCTAGATTTAATATTACCAATTTTAGAAACAGCTGTAGATTTTAAAGATGAGGTCAACTCTTTGTTTTTTTTTGTTTTTTGAATGTCTCTTAATGATGTTGTGTCATAGAACACAGAAACCTGTCCAACATCTAAAATATCTTTCTTACTAGTAACTGCAGACCTAGAAGCTCTTTGCATTACCATTTCATCTATACCACCTCTAGAAGCAAAAATAGCACCAATAGTTTTATCTAATATTGCCTCATTAGGAACTCTTTCTTGTACGCTTTTAATTTCTACAAAATTTGAACCTCTCATATTGTCTATTCTTGAGGTGGCATTACGTCCTTCTGGCTTATAAGAAACTTGTTTAGTGTCGTATAATACATTTTCAAAAGCAATACCTCTGGTTCTATAGTCCCCACTCTCTAATGCTCTCAAATATGTTTTACCAGAATTTTTGTTAGATACTTTTTCAGCTAGTGCCTTGCCATTAAATCCCTGATTTTTAATATCAACATCAACAGCATCAAATCTTTGAAAAGCTAATGGGGTTTCGTTTTGCAAGGATTCTGTTATGCTAACTCCTGGAGGTTTCTCATAGGTAAAGTTACTACTTCTTACAAATCTTCTTGATGAGGGATAGTCTACTAAGCCTCCTGTTACATACCCTGGTACTTGTTTGTTTTTTTGTAAATTATCAAGAAAAGACGTTCCTAAAGCATCAACTGCAGGTTTTTGAATAACGTATTCACCCTTAGAAGCACGAATAATATTTTTATCAATTCCTGGCTTTCCTCCAATTAAACCGCCACTATTGTAGGAACCAGCAAAATTTAAAGAGCTACCAGTAACAACACCTCCATTGTTATATCCAGTAGCTCCAATACTCTTCTTGAATCCTCTAGCAATAGAAGGAATACCTCTAGCAAGTCCAACCGCACCTAAAGCAGTAAGAGCTGGAATTAATGGTTTAACAGCATCTGTTATTTGTATTAATGCACTAGCCAGATCAAGACTAAGTTGAATAAATTGTCTAAACTCTGCTGTTTGACCAATACTCCTGATAAGAGCATCAAATTCTTGTTGTACTTTAGATATTTGAACACCTAAAGACTGTTGACCTATGGCGGCGTCTTGAGCCAGAGATCCAGACCCTTGTTGTGCAGCATTAAGGGCTTGTTGAGCTGTGGTAAATTGTTGAATAAGAGGAATGACTTTGCCAACTTGTCTGAAACCACCAAGTTCTTCTACTAGACCACTAAACTTTACATCTCTAGGATCTAAACTTCTTAACCCTTCTGATAATCTTTGTATAGCTTGAAATGGCCCAACAAATTTTCCTTCTAGATCAGTCAGTTCTATTCCAAAAGCCTTAAGAGCATCAAGAGTATCTTCTCTTTGAATACGGGTAAAAATAGTTCTTAAGCCAGTAGCAATTGTTTCAGCACTTTCACGAGTAGTAGCTCTGACGCTAGTAAAAACAGCAATAAACTCGTTAAGAGCATCTACTCCCTGACTCACACCATTACTAGCAGCAGCAAATACACCACCAGTTCTCTGAATAGCTGTAATAATATCACCAGCTTCTACAGCAAACTGACCAGCGACAGCATTGATACTGCCTAAAGAAGCTTCTAATTGTTTGGTGCTAATATCAAACTGTTTCATCAAAGCGATACTACCTTCGACAGTTTGATTAATATCGCTAAAAGTTGGGGCCAAAGTAGTTAAAGCTAACGCCTCCAAAGCCTGTCTTGTTTGTTCAGCTGAAAGTCCAGCTTGTGAAAGAATTACCGAAACCCTAGCCAATTCAGAACTACTAGCACCTAAACTAGTAGAAAGCTGAGTAATAGTATTAGAGAGATTGCCTAAGCTTTCTTTAGCTGTTCCAGTCACCTGAGCAATTCTAGTAAGTTGTCTATCATACTCAATAAATTTTTCTAGCGATTGTGTCGTAGCCCTAGTAACCGCATAGAAGCCAGCGGTAGCAGCAGTAAAGGCACCAAAACGCCTAATCGCGAGGCCAGCAGATTTGCCAAATTTTTCCATACTATTAGCAGCATCATCGGCATTATTTTTAACTCCTTTAGAAGCATTGGCTATGTTTTTCAAGGCTTGCGTTGTTTGAGGGGAAGTTTTAACATTAACAGTAGCTTGTATATTTTGTAGTTTCTGGTTAATGTTATTAACAACGCTATTTAGGTTTTTAGGACCTTGAATATTCAATTGTACTGTTAGATTATAGCCTTGTGCCATATTGTTTTATCTCCTAATAAGAAAAGACACTATACCCTGTAAAGAATATAGTGTCTCTTTTCGAAAATACCATGGTTCCAAAACCAATACTATTCTGCTGTATCTTGTATCTCCTGTTTTTTAGGTTTTTCAGATTGTTCATTTTCAACTTTCTTTGTTTCCAGCTTTACAGGTTTTCCATCCTCATCCAAGAATGGTTTAAATTCAACGACATATTCTCCAGACCTATCTACCCTTTTGCCGTCTTTATCAACAAATTCACCATCTTCGTTGATATATCTACCATTTTCATCAACAAGCCTACCTTCCGAATCTGTTAGTCTACCCTGCTTATTAATAAATCTTAAATTTTCATCAACAAATTTATATTCTGTAAGAAATTTATTTTCTGGTAAATTTTTCTCATAACTATCATCTAGTCCATATAATCTAGATGCCAAAATTTGTGCTGCTTTAATAGCAACAGGATCTGCTGATTTATTTAAGTATTCTTCATAACTAACAAAATAAGGTTTCTTATTCTCTGAATACACCAAACACACAGATACTAAGTAATTAAATCTAGCATTATCAGCTTGTCCTTCTGCAGTATTATTATCTAAATTAGTTCTAGAACTAATTAGCTCTCTTAAATCATCTCGTAATTTTCTCATTTCTAGAGCAATTCCTCTTGCTCTTTGTAAGCTGATACCGCCTTTAGACAAAGTTTGTTCATGGCCTAATAATTCATGCTGAATAGTATTAAGTCTCATTTCCTTCTTATCGTCCCACAAACCTTGCTCTTTTAAGAGATCTTCAAGTCTTCCTCGAACAATACATCCAGATTTTACGGCGTCTGAGAATGCTTGATTATAAACTTTCTGTGCCTCTCTTTGGTCTTTAAAAGATGGTGACTTTACTAAAAATTCAACCTTCTTGTCATTAATTTCCATTACAAAAGAATCTTCACTCATTATTATTCTCCTTGGTTACTATTGCTTAACTGTGTGTCAATTTTACAAGATTTGGTCAGTTTAACTTGATCTTTATTTTCTTCTTGTAGAAATTTTCTTAAATCTGTCAATGTTGATCGCATTTGATAGTTACAGTGATCTAAAATATCTTCTCTTAAATCTTGCCATACATTTCTATTGTCTGATTGTTCTATAGATATCATTTCTTTATCATGTCCCCAAATAAAACCGAAATGATCTTCTATCCTGGCTAAAGAACCTATCATTGTTGTTTGAAATCTTTTTTCTATAGCTTTTATTAATTCTACAACTCTTTCCTGTTTCATTGGTTAGGTACTCCTTGTTTTTGATTCTTGAATGCTTGAGATTTTAATTCTTGCTTAATGTATGGAACATCTCGCCAATTGGTTTTTTTATCCGATTTAGCAGTTTCTTTTACTGATTTAACAAGAGATTTTCCTCTCAAATCATTCATACTTTCCACAGCCTGTATCTGTTCCTTATCTCCATTAGTCATAATGTATATAAAATCATGACTACCTACTTTACCCCGAACCTTGCTTAAAGCTTCGTTTTTTTTCTTTCTTTCTTTAACTTTATCTTTTTGATTTAAAAACCATCCGTCTAAAGCATCAGAATCCATAATGACATCTTCTTCTGGACAGTCTGGATGACCTCTAACATTATCATACATTTTTTGCAGAGATAGTAGGTTTATTTGGTCATCGTTAAGATGTATAGATGGACCAAAAATATCTTTACTACACAAATATCTTCTCCATAAGTCTCCTGTGCATATAGCCCTTAAATCAGAAGCTGTAATTTGATTTTTTTCTACTTCCGACACTATGGGTCTCAATAATGAAAGATCCATATTCTGATAATCATTACCAAAAACCGGTTGATCATCAAGAGTTAAAACACATTGAGAAATTAAATATTGATTTTTAATATTATTGGCAAAAAATTTTAAAGTTAGATAATCTAAGCTGTGTTTTTTTAATAATAAGTCATTCTGATATTTTCTAAGGATTTCTAATTCTTCCTTGGTTCTTTCTCTTATATCTTTTTTAGAGTATTCCTTATATAAAATAATTTTAAGCTTATCTATAGCTTGTTCTATCTCTTTTATCTTTTCCTGTTTATCAGAATTCCAGACATTATTGTACTGCAATATTTTTTGTAGCTGTACATCATTCAGATATTCTGTGTCAAATCTAGAGTCTTGCAGTATAGATACGTATAGTTTTTCTGCTTCGTATTTTTTATTATTATCTGGATATACTATTTTATATTTTTGATCTTTAATCTGTATTTCAAAATATCCATTAATAATACGATAAAATTTAAGATCGTATAAGAAATTTTCCACTACTGATTCCTTTATGTTACTTCGATAATCCTAGTTAATTCTCCTGTTATTTGTGTCGATTTGTAACTATAGGTGATAATTTTAGGGTCTCCATCTACTGTTGCTCCTTCTACACTTATATTGTCCAAATATGCGTTAGGTATACCTGCCGCACCATCTGTTGACAATGTTCCTGTATCACAATTCAAAGCTCCTGTTGATTTTAGGTCTACTCCTGTTTCATAAAAACTAACACTAGAAGTAGATACGATAGGATATTTTATAATAATGTGAGAAGGTCTTTTTTTTGTTGGAGAATATACAAGTTCTCTTTCTATAGAACAAGAAGACTCAAATGATATTTGTTGTTCTTCAAGAACATCTGTGTAACATGCCCTGCTTGCTTCTGCGCTTCCTGTTATAGGTGTAGTACTACTAAATGTTGAGTCTATATGATCATAAGACAAAGCCATATATGTATACGTTTTTTTTCCCCAAGAATTAGAATTGGCATCTATTCTACTAGCTGTACCTACTAAGACACATCCAGAAAACCTAATATCTTGAATACTACTTCTGGTAATATTTATAAAACCTAAGCTATCAGAAAGAGGAGGTATGGTAGGATCTATAAAAGTGCCGTCATGTAAATATTCAATATCAATAGTAATATTTTTGTTTTTACTATATACTTCCTGTGTTCCACTATCTGGTAATGTTACAAATTCTAGTCCGGTGTCGGCTTTCACCGACACCTTTTGAACTAGTTTCTGTACTGCTCCATCAATTTTTACTCCAACATTATCAAACTGATAGACAAAGCTCATTTGATATTAAGCAGCTGTAGTAACAAACAAATCGTTGTAGGTAGTATAGGTGTATGTGGTTGTAGCATTACCACCATCAGTACCACCACCTTCTTGATTTACTGAACTTAATACGCAACCACTAGCAGTAACTGTATACTTAGCAGTAGCAGAACTATCGTTAGCATCACACACATAAACACTAATATCTGTTTTACCAAAATTGGTACCAGTACAACTTTCTTGTGTTAGATCAAGTGATGTTTGATCAATTTCGTAATTGTTAACTGTAAATTCTACAGTAATTTCAATTGGAAAATTAGCAAAACGATAATAAGGATTAAACTGACCTAACTTGAATAGTGCTTCACGAGCAAAATCTGTATTTACGCTAATATTTGTAACATTATCACCAGAGTGAACACCATCCCAACTTACATGGTGTCGGAAAGCAGCAGTACCTGTAGTGGAGGATGGGGCAGAAATACCGCTAGTTCCAACCTGTTTATTGTCTGCAATCCAACTAATTTCTTCGGTACACCAGCCATCGAGTGGAAAGTTGTAACCGAGACTAGAAAGAAAAGCGCCTGTAATAGTAGTACTAGTAGCTCCAGTACCATCAAGACCTTCTTCATCATCTTGACTGGCAACTGTAATCTCATAGGTGGTTGTACCATAATCACCAACATTACCACCAGCAAACATAAGAGCACTACCATCTAAGTTTTTAGTAGCACTAATAGTAACCTCTCCATCTGTTACGATATTGTCGTAAATACTTAAAGTACCTAGCTGGAAAGCCTGTAAGGTGTTAAATGTCATGCTAATCCCTACGCTTTGAGCACCTTGAACAGTTGATCCGTCAATAGCTAAACCGTGAGAAGCGAAATAAACTCTATTTGCTGCCATAGTATTTTCTCCGTTATAAAAGGGTGAACGTTATTGTATATTACACTAAATTATGAATTTTGATATAAAATTAATTCATTTGTAATTTCTATTGTAGAACCATATAGATCAATACCATAAAACTGCATATCAGATACGGTAATGTTTTTAAATCTACAATTCATCCAAAAATAATCACTATTATCTAAAATTTCGTCGTATTCTAAACCGCTAGGATTAACACTTCCATCAAAATTTAAAGGATAGGTGCCAGATTGTACTAGTTTATTCAGGTCGTAGAGTTTAATGGTTCTAGTAGTTTGTCTATTCATAATATCATTAATTTTATCTCTATCCGCTTTATTTTCTGCAATTACATGCAAAAGCATTTTTTGCTCAGAAACAAGACTATAATCTCCTAATCTCCAAGGTTCATTTTTGCTGCGATTTACAGTTTCTACCACAATAGTAGGTAATTGTGTTCGGTGTTCAGAAGGAATATTGTAATCTCCGGTGGCATAGTAAGTTCTGCTGCTAAAATTATTAGGATCAAAAGAATTTTCTTGTAAAGTTTTCCATAATTGAGATTTACTAGCTACTTCTACATCAAAGAGTTTATAACTATATGAGACATTTACTTTAGCTGCTCGACTAACTTCTCTATCAAATAATACAGAACCTTCTTCGTAATTTATAGTATATCCTAATGTGCTATTTCCAGTTGGGCCAGGATAGAATACAGGAGATCCAATGACTCCGCTTGCTGTAATTCCACTAACCGCTATGGGACTATAATCCACACCAGAAATATTTTCATAAACCCAGTTTTTCCTAGGAGACTGCCATAAAGTATAACTATCATAACTAGCATTTTCTACAGGCCTTAATTCGCTCATGTCTGAGCCATAAATATTGGAAACAGATGAAGAGACATTTCCAAAAGCGCCTATTTTTAACAGACCATTGTCCAAGAAAGAAACCATATTGTTTTCTAACTGGGCAGTCATGCTATTCGCACTGTATTTATCTATACCTATAAAACTCATAATGCTTGTTTCACCATATTATTAAAGTATGATTCTACCTGCGGCAATGCGGCGTCTAATCCTCTAGTAATCCAATTGTTTCCAAACGTACCAGCAAATTCTGGAGGGACTCTGAATATGCCAGATTTAAATTGAGTCATAATGCCCTTACCTGTCCTAGAATTAGGATGAGTAATAGGCATATATCTATACCCTATAATTACACTATTATTACCTTCTAAGAGTAGCCATCTCAACCATTCTATTTGTGTGCCTTTTTCTGTTATGTAAGAAGCTCCGCTATCAGATAAAATTTCTAAATAATTGTCTTTTATCATATTAATAACTATTTTAGCCTCAACACCATCCCCTTTTACCGAAGGTTTAATGATTTTAACCTGTATATCATCTAACGCTGAAATCACCGAATCAATAGCAGCAGTATTAGGTATACCTAGTTGATTACGAAGAGTGCCTGATTTTAAAGAAGTGTATTCTGGTTGATTTTTAATACTCTGTATTACTATATTTCTTATCTTTTTTTCTACTGAATTTATTTTAGTAAACAAATATTTGTTAAGATTATCAGACATACTCTGCAATATAAACTTTTTGAACTGATTAATATTGCCTAATAATTTTCCAAAAATTTTAATGTCGCTCATTAGTTAGTTTCTCCAGTACATGAACAGAAAATCACTGTCTCCAAGACCTATTGGTTGAGGTTGTGAAAGAGGTTCGTATTCATTATTGGGTATATATCCACCATCGGTATCTACAATCAATGTATTAGCTTTTTGTAATTTTTTAAGATCTTGGAACTTAGCAATTATCTGTATAGTACCTTCAGGAATGTTTACATTGGTATTAAAGCTAAAAAACTTCTTATAGTCGTATATCACCAGAAGATCAATAACCACCTCATTACCGGTAGTATCAAACACAAAACCCACACCATTACAGATAGGACACAACTGACCGTATGGAAAATTAACAGGGCCTCCAGGTTTGTATCTACCGCTAGACTTACCATTAATAGGATCTATCTGACAATTAGGACACAAAGTTTTCTTACTATCTTTAGATACAAGCTTACAAGGTCTAGAAAGCCCATTCTCTCCAAACATTCTGTGAATCTGGTCTACAAAAATTTGATTAAAAGTAGAGTTGATCATGCAGAACTATCCGATACTGTTACTATGCCCTGAATAATTATTTGTGTATTTCCATCAGAAGCAATAAGTCTTATTAAATAATATAGGCTACCTAAAGGTAATCTTAAGGTGTGTTTGACAGGAATATTTACTGAAACTCTGGCAGTGGTATAGTTTATATCAATCATTCTATTTTGTGTGGACGCAAATAATAATCCACTGGTGCTTGTAGAAGATTGTTTTATAGACATATTAACAGAATAACCGTCTATATCAGCAGGGGAGGAAGAAACGGTTCCGTCTTCTGCGACTGTCTGAAACTCTAAATCAAACAACATATTAAACGTTTGACCTCTAGTAATACTGATATTATTGGTCGTAGCTACTAGACATCCAGCGCCAGGATCATTATCTGGAATACTAATAACATTTATGTTATCTATACAAAATGCCATATTCTCACCTAACTGTAAAAATTATTTGGACCACCATATCTAGCATCTCCATAATGTATATTCATGCTTGTGGGATCAAATTTATTACCAGCAAAAGGACTCAACACAGCTTGCACCATATTGGGATTACCTATTTCAAATTCTTGTCTTAATTTCTCATACATTCCACATGGACCAACATCTAGTAAATCTTTATATCCTTTTAGATTACCTGCGGTATGAAGGCTTGCAGAAGCAAGACTAGTTTTTATTCCCTCGTTAATAGCTTTGGTTCTGTATGTGCTTTGATCCAAAATACAAGCAGCCTTCAAAGCTACCAAGGCCGTAAAATCATTATCTAAACTGGATTCAACAGTAGGGTCTGGGCTAATGGTCTCATTAACAATATCAACAGAATATGTTTCGGTAAAAGAAACTTCCCTATTAACATTCATTGCTGCAACCACCACCACTTGTTTAATTCGAGCGTCTGAATATGTTGGATTAGGGTCAAGGTCATTAATCCAAACCCTAGTAATAATAGGAATTTCTAGCTGCCATGACATATTTATATCCTTCTTAAATTTAAAACTCTAATAACATTATACACCATATGACTATAATGGAATTACATTAATAAATTATTATTGTTGAATAATATTATTCTCAACCCCAACCTTGCCAACATATGCCAAAAGTGCGGTCATAGCAGTTTGTAGGTCGGTATCTTCAGCAGATTTAGCCAACATATTTTCAACCCTTATCCACTGGCCGTTTCCGGGTTCTAATTCAGCAACGCCGTCAAACATCCCGTATTTGTGGAGTTTAACTTCGCCCGTAACGTCACCATTAGGATCTGGAGCGCGAATTACTATTTCTTCCACCCAAACCCGATCATAGGTTTTGGCCGGAATTACTGTTGGTTCTACTGCGTTTAATATTGGTAAATCTGCCATATTATTCTCCTTATAAGTTATTAATTTGTTGATTGTAATCTATAGTTAATTTACTTCTATAATTTCCATACGCTAACATCAATGGAGTCATTTGTTCCAAGCTAAGACAGTAAATTTTGCCACTTTTATCAGTTATGTATGTTGAATTTGCAGTATTATTTTCTACGCTTTCTTTTAAAAGTATGTAAGCGCCGGTTAATAATGTAACGTCTTGATCGGAAAGTCCAAGAATCACACCGGCAGGATAAAGGTTTTTAGGAACAACAAAACCAGCATTTATTTTCTGCTGTAGGTTTTGTTCAATATGTTTTATTTTGTTTTGTTTTTTTCTATGTTCAAAAAAATCTTGAGCAATTTCTATATCTCTATCTGTTAATATTGTGGGTTCAATGTTTAATTCCTCTAGAACTAATGGGTCAAGAACATATTTTGAATGATCAGTTCTTGTACTGCCATCTTTGAGTCTAATTCTTGGAGACAATTTAACGATATTACCACTAGATCTATGTCTGTAGTAAGGTGGTTCACCATAATAATCCTTTGAGCTGCTCATTTGTGTTTAATACCTTATTTTTATGTCGAGTTAGAAGTGGGGAAGGTTTCAGTCGGTGGGGTGAAGTTTTGGGTGTAACGGGCTGTACCGTCTGTGATTCGGTATGCGTCTATGTACATCTCCTGTTCTCCAAAATACCCATTCAGAGTGTTAGTAAATGATTCGACTCGTGTGCCGGTTACAACAGATACACCATCCACAAAAGCCTCGTAATAATCACTGTTGCCACTACCGTTATCTCTACGAGTGAGAGCAAAGTGATACCATGTGTTTGCTGCTAGATTAAGTGTTGCGGAGGTTGCAATTACAGCATTAGTGCGAGAGACTCGTATTTTGTCGGATAAGACTAAAAAGAATGGACCAGTAGTTCCGCCACGAAACAATTGATAACTCGCAGAACTGCTGTAATTGGGAAACATGGCCCAACATTCGATTGTGAAATCTCTTCCTTGAAACCAAGCGGGGCTTCTTGGGAAAACAACCCTAGAAGAAGTGTCAGTGAGATAAATGCTTTTCGTGCCAACCTTCGACGCTACAGCTGTAACCGATGCATTTGTATAGGTTAATGTAATTTGATTGGCTGATTCATCGGATTCAGAATCTTGGAGTAACAACGCGACATCACCAAAGTATTCATCATACAAAGTATTAAAGGGCCAAATGTCACCTTTCCTCGCAAGAAATACGTCTCTTAATGTCCAGATACCATTCGCGTTTGATGTGCTGGGGTAAGTCATTAGTTCAATTCCTCATAGCTAAGTATAAAATTAATAGTTCCACCGGCGCTGATATTAACATCTATTCTATGATCTTCTTCTATCCATATTGGTGAGTTTTTATCTAGCAAAGCAACGGTGCTGTCAAAGGGTATAGTAACAGTACTAATAATCGGATAACCCGTTCCAGATCCAGCCGTAGCGTTATCATATAATGTAACAGAACAGTCAGTATTATTGTTTCCATCAATATTACAAGCAATAAGGGTGGTTGTTTTTAATATCTTATTGCTACCACTACTGTTTGTTAACAGATTTTCTTCGGCTGTTCCACTAGGAGTAATATATGTTGTTTTGCCATAAATAGAAGTAGGGTTTTTAATATCTGGATTAGCCATTATTTTTATCCTTTATCCGAAAACGTGAATCATTGCATAAGACGAAGACGATGTTGGTGTCCCAGAACCTGTTTGGTTTTGCCAAGATAATACACCGTTACCATTGGTTACTAATACTTGATCAGCGGAACCATCTGTTGTGGGGAAAGTAAACTGGTCGTTAATGTTGATACTATTAGCACTGAATGTTCCGTTGATATCTAGTTTGTAGGACGGCGTATCCGTCCCTATTCCAACATTAGTTCCATTATCATAAATTATACTATTAGTTAATGTATTGCTATCACTCCATTTGCTGACATAATTTGAAGTACCCGCACCATCAACAAGACTAGTTCCCCAAACCCTGCTATCTATTTCGTCAGTTCTGAGCTTGCCGTCGCTATCAAGAATTACAACACTATTGTCTACGCCAGCACCAATATTTGCGGCATCTATTGTTCCATTAAATGAGCAATTAGTATCATGCTGTCTATACGGCCTACTAACAGTAATGCTTCCAGTAGTAGTTCCAAGGGTAGTTGTAAATCCAACAGTCCATCCATCAGCCCAATCAGTCATAGTAAGGCTACCATATCCAGCAAATAAATTACTAATAGATATTTGCGGGACATTCCAATCTGTAGCTGCTCCAAGATCAGCATTTAGGCTGCTAATTCTTGAAATATAAACGGCACAATTAGTTCCATCATGACCAAAATGAACTTTATATTTGGCAAAATCGTTATCACTATCCATCATTGCAGATTCATGAATCCATTGCGTAGTAACGCTATATGTGTATCCGCCAACTCTAAATTTTTTAATTTTTTGAGTAGTATATTCATAAATATCTATATCAAAAGATATTATGGTATTTGTCCAGCTAACTGGAAGTGTTATTTTCAAATAGCCCGTTTCTGATACAGCCGATCTGTAAGTTCCTCCTCCGGGATATGCAACATAACAGCCATTGTCGTGATGGCCAACGCCACCATCTATTGTTCTAATAGAACCATCAACGTCAAGTTTTTGTGATGGCACTTGCACTCCAATCCCAACTTTACCAGCACTATCAATTCTTAATCTTTCTAGACCGGCTGTACTAAAAGCAATATTGTTAGATGATGGACGCAGCATACCATTATCATCATCGTTGACCCAAGTAAAGGCCGGTTTAGCCGCCGTATTATAATCTGTAGCTAAGTCATAAGCCTTATATCTGGGGGTATGAACTGAGCCGTCTCCAACAACATGGAAGGCTCCACTTGGTTGAATAGTGACTTCTGGAACAGAACTAAAAGAAGTCCTAAATTCTAAATCTCTAAAGAAAATAAGATCTCCATAGGCAATATGCCAAGTAAGAGGTGGGTCAAAACCAGAGCTATCTTCAGCGTAAAGTTTAATCCAAGAAGTTGTACCTCCAGTGCTTGGATCATTTACTGTCAAGATGCCTGTATCAGATGTGCCTCCATCTCCCAGTAATTCTAATTTAGAAGATGGCGTAGCCGTTCCAATCCCAAGATCCCCATCAACATAATACAATCCAGAACTTGGTTGCCAGTAATCTAAGCCACTGTTATAGATCAAAAATTGATTATCAAGCAAACCGCTAACGTCAACGTCATGATTATCGTTAATGTGACCGTAACTAGCCGGTCGCACAAACATCTTACCATTACCATTTCCATTACCCGGATCAAGAACTATCGCAACACTAATACTGTGCTTAGGTTCGTTTTTGGTAAGTTTACCAGCAACCGTAGGATGAACATAAAGAATATCTCCAGCAGCCCAAGTTTCATCGCCTACGGCATAGTTAGAGGCAGAGCCGTCCAGATCCATATCGTGCAAGTGACCAAAATCAACAACATAACCGTTATTATTGTTATTAACATCCTCAAGCACAGCGCCCATAAAGCGAACTTCACGGATAGATCCGTCAGCAACATATTTATCTGGCGTGATCAAACCATTACTATGAACCCCTGTGGCATAAACTACTTGACCCTTATACAAAGTGCCGCCAGTTTCATTGCGAATTCGGAAATACCTATGTTCGCCAATATGAATAGTAGTATTATCAGTTAAACCAATATCAAGACTACCCTCAGTATCATCCCAACTAAGCTGTCCCTTTGTTAGTATTGACTCATCCTCTGTATTGAAAGATATTACGTCAAATACTCCAGTGGGAGCAGTTACATAACCTCCGTCAATATAAAGATTCCTAAATGGGAATGATGATGAACCTAGATCATAAGTTCCGCTAGACAGTGGAATGAAATGTCCATCACTATTAATTTTTAGTCTTCCAGTAGCAGGAGTAGAGTCTGCTGATGATGTGGATAAAACTATAGATGCGGGATTAGACGCACTTGTAAAAGATCCTTCTGCTTGAGAATAAATTTGAGATACAATATAAGTAGCAGCTGCGCCATCTGATTCAGAAGGCACAGCAAAATTAATTCTACCTAATATATCTCCACTAGTAATAGTACTATCGCCAGCAGCATTTTGTAAAGTTAAACTATACATATTAAATTATATACCAGTCTGAACCATTGCTAACAAATGTAAGAGTTTCATATTGATAATAAAGCTGGAAAATATTGGATCCGTCTATATTATCGGAACCAGCCCTAGATATCAACACATCATAGGGGCCGGATTCAGCATTGCCATCGATTCTTTTAACAACCTTAATTGTTCCTGCTGTTGCATTCTCTGGTAAAGTAACAGTAACACTAGCCCCAGTAGCATTAACTAATGTAATATCTTTATCTAGAGTTTTGCTAGAGCTAATAGTTTCGATGCTCTTAACGATTTGTGAACTATCAACTTGAATATTAACAGTATTAGCAGCGGTAAGTCTACCTTGAGAATCTACAGTGAAAGTAGCAACTCCGCTAGCAGAACCATAGCTTCCAGCAGAAACTGTGGTATTGGTAAGATTCACGGTATCAGCATCAACACCAATACCAGTACCAGCACCAACATTAAAAGTTCTGCTTGAAGAGATATCTCCACCACCAGTAAGACCACTACCAGCAGTAAAAACCACTCCTGTATGGTTAATGTGTTCATTAGCTACATATCCACTAAGATTATCATGAAAAATTTCACTATCCACACTATTCACAGTAATAGTGGGGACACCCCCAATACCTGTAACTACAAATTCAGCACCAACCCCACCTGAAAACGTAATAGTTTCTCCATCGTTTACAGTTTCATTAGTAGTGCCATCGGAAACTATAAAACTGCTCATTGCACCAAGACCACTAACAAACGTATTTCTATTTATCTTTTTTAGACTGCCAGCATCATCATCATAAATCATGATATAGTCATTAGTAGAATCCAAAGCTGTGGTTAGGGCTGTCAAGCCTGTTATAGCAGCATTAGTTAATGATGCATTTAATGTGGCATTTCCTTCATCTCCATCGAAAATAACATTACCAGATAACTCATCTCCTAACTGTAAAGTCAAAGTAGATGTCCATCTAGTAGCAGTATCGGCATTACCCTGTAAATCAGCAACTATAGTACCACTATCTCCACTAACAACTACTTCTCCACTAATAGTAGCCTGTGGCACAAACATGAATTTGCCAGTACTATCATCAAAACCAAAAAAACCAGTTTTAGCAACATCGGTATAATAAGCAAAAGAAACACCTCTATCTTTATTATCATCAATAGTGGGATTTCCTGTTCCACTTGCTCCTAATCTAATAATTGGATCTTGAACAGTAACCGTTGTAGAATTAACAGTGGTTGTTGTTCCATTAACTGTCAAATCCCCAAGAACGCTTACAGTACCGTCAGAACCAATTGTAATAGCTCCAGGTAAATTAGATACTCCTATAGTTCCATTATTTTGTATTTTGATATTGCTAGCATTTAAAAAACCTCCACCAATTGTAAAAGCTGAATCGGCTTCATAAACTTGACCACTAGGAGAGTGCCCATAATAAACAATACCACTTGGTATTTCGGCTCCTGCTCCTTGGTTAACTCTGCTTGGATGGTATGACATTTTTTTCTCCGTATTTAAATAGTGGCGACAATACTACAATAATATACACTATACTATATACCAATCATTGCCGTTTGAAAATAACGACACAGATTCATTAATATAGTGTATGTTAAATAAATTTCTAGAATCTATAGTTTCTCCTGATTGTGGATTTATAATACAATTATTATTTCCAGCAATTTTTTTTATCGTTATTGTATATCCTTCCAATCCCGTAGCATATGGCATAGTGACTTGTAGCTGTTGCGAAGAAGAGTCAAGCAAAATTATATCATCATCAAAGTTTAATACATCGTCAGAAGATATGGTTCTGTGCTGTCTTTTTGATCTGCTAGAAACAAACTCTATTGCAGATAATGATGAATTTACCGATAGTAGATAATTATCATAACCACTATAACTTGCAGGTGTGTCTTCTAGGTCTAGAAACGTGGATGGAGTTCCTCCGATACCAGTTCCTGTAGCATACGCGGAATTTATTCCAGTAATATGGCCATACTGATCAAGAAAAATATCTTGAATAAATAAATTACCATTGTTATCTACAGAAGATGCTGCAGAGATTGTTGGGTGACTGACTGTAAAATCTGTACTAATAACTAAATTAATAACATTGTTTTGATCTACAGTAAGTCTAGATGGATCAGAATCAGCATCTAAAGATGTAACTATCTCAATAATATTTTTGGCGGTCTCAGTTGTCCCATCAATATCCTGTTCTATTTCCAAAAAAAATTTATCTTGTGAAGAGGTACTAGTCACACTATCAGAAGTACTAGTATTAACATCAATAATATATGTTTCGGACTCTAAAACCTCTATTTTAAAGGTTGCCATATTAAACTGTACACTCTAATAATGTGCTTGATTTACTATATCTTTTTAAGATTGTAATATTACCATAAAGGATTCTAATAATATACTTGCCACCATCAGTATAATGGTCATCATCTGACTGCAACTCAAAATCATATTTAGCACTAGAAAAATTATAACTATTTGTTACATTGGCCGGTAGCTCAAATTTAATAGTTCCAGAATTATCATCTAAAATAATAAAATTATACAGTGAAGGGTCTGAGTTTTCTGTAGTAAAAGTTGATACTTCACCAGTATTTGTGGTCCAAATAATTCTAGCACACCATCCCCTAATATCTATCGGGTTATTGTTGGCGTCTTTATATACTACTGTCATCCTAAAGGAAGAGCCCTGCTCTATATTAAAATCATACTGGCTAGCTGCCATCATATCTCTCCTTTGAAGTGATTTAGTTTTATACTAATATATACACAATCCTATAAAAAAAGGGCTAGCAGGTGCCAGCCCTTTTCTACTTGGAAGTAGTTATAGAACAATTAGAGAGATCCGAGGATAACTCTGCGGTTGTCTAGAACAGCAAAGCCTTGCTCTGCCCATCCATAAAAACCAGCTCTCTTTTGTCTATGAAGCGAATCGTCTTCGAAGATCTGGACCTCTTGACGAACTGGCATCACAAAAGAATCTCTCTTGCGTAAGTCTAGACCAACGACAACTTCGGTATTGTGGCCAGTTGGCATGGTGCCACTTAGCTCATTGGAGTAGAATAGTTGATACTCCTGGCCACTACCTAGTTCATCTAGGTCATGTAGATTAACGCCAAAGATTCTATTGACACTACCATCTGCAGCTGTGTAGATCTCGCGACGAGTAACTTCGTCAACTTGATCAACACCCCAGTTACGAATGTCTTCCATTGCTTCTGGAGAAACATACAGGTCTGTTAAAGCTCCTCTGTTATTAGAGGTGCTATTACCACCGCCATTACGACGCATAACGGTCTTCATAAGACTTACCAGACGCTTGGTAAACTGACCGTTTTCAGCATCGCCGTCATAAACAACGATATTGCGATCAACACCAGCTGCTAGTAAAGTATGCCAACCGTCATCGTTCATCTTCTTGACAAACTGGGCTTCCATAACTTCCATAGCACGACCAACAACATCCCAACGAGCATCACGAGCATATTTTAAGAGATAGTCGATGCTGGCACCAATGTCATAGGTTGGAACCATGACATAATCGCCTTCAACATGACGCTCTGGAATATAACCATGATTTGGGATGGTATAAGCAACAAAATCTTTTTCAGTGCCTGGGGCAAGAAAATCCAATGGAAATTCTGGAGTGGCACTTTCTGATAATCTAACTGGCTCGAAAATGCCGTCTAGAATATCACCATTGAGAACACCTTGTCTTAATGGGAGTTCTAAAGCTTTGGCAAACTGTGCGTTGGCCTCTAAAGACTGATTCTTCTCTGCTGAGCCAGAGCGCATTAGAAGATCAGTTAATTCTTGAGAAGGCTCGAATTTATCGTAAGATGCTGACATTGTTTTTTCTCCCATTTATTTAGACGTTGATTGAAACTTTAGCATAACCATCGGAATCTTTAGCGCTGAGGAACTGACCGACAGCAACTGCGCCAGTTTCTTGAGTAGCACTAACATTACCACCACTATGAACATAAGCGACTTGGCCAGCAGCTGGATTGCCGTCAATGTTATTAGTTGTGACTTGACCATTTCTTAGGATAGTAACCTTACCACCCTTTTGCACTTCGTCTTTGTGCCAATTAATGTGCTGTCTAGTTAGATCAAGATCTACAACATCATTAAGTAATACTCCGACTGGATATGCGCCACTTGGATTGCTTGCATAAGAAACAACAGCATTAGCATCGTCCATAGCAACTCCAACACCAGTGGAAGCTGTGGATACAGATACAACACCGCCTCTAGTAGCAGTTGTGCTCATGAAAAATGAGACATCAGTTAGTAATTCGATACGATCAGGTTTTAGAGCCATTTTATTCTCCCTTATTTAGTTTTTTGCCGAGTCTAGAATAAACAAAATCAATTAAAGCCGCGCTAGTTGTGTTGGCTTCAGAATCGTCTTCACCACCAACAGTAAGATCTAGAGCTTCAGTCTCTTCAACCTCTTCTAAAATCTCATCTGTTGTATCAAATTCATTTTCTGCCTTTGATTCTTTTTCTTTTTTCTTGTCTAAGGCTTCTTTAAGTGCTGGGGGCATAGCAGCTTCAGCTTCTTTATTTTCTTCTTTCTTTGCCATTTTCTTTTTCATCATGGCAATAACTGAATCAAAAGCTTCATCATCAAGAGCGTCATATGCAGCTAAAGATTCTTGAATTTCGGAATCTTCAAAACCACAGTCTATTAAGGAGGCTGTTCTTTTTGCCATTAATTCTTTTTTCTTCATGCTCTTTACTTCTTCTTCCATCTTCTTCATAGCGGCTTCGCTCTCTTCAAGCTTTTTCTTCATAACGGCTTCTTCTTCCATTTTCTTTTTCATGGTAGCTTCAGCCTCTTTCGTTTTCTTTTTGTCTTCTTCTTTTTCTGCCATGTATTTTTTCATAGCTGCTTCAGCTTCTTGTAGTTTAATTTGCATTTCTGCAACAGTAACTTCTTGAGCTTCGACAGAAGCATCAAAGTTTTCTGTACTTTCAGAATCACAAGCAACAACTTGCTCTTCTGCAATTTCTTTATTTATCATAGTTTCTAGTTCTTCTTGTTTGCTCATTATACAAGCCTCCACAGTATGAGTTTCTATGTTATCTAATGATACACCTTTATTTTCAAAAATAAAGTTTTTTATTTTATCTTTTTTCATATCATCAAAATTTTCCAGCTTAGTTTGTAATATTATACTATTAACGTTCGCCGGTTTGTCAACATATCCCTTACCACTAAAAGTAATGTTTCTTAATACTCTACCAATTTTATAGTTATCTTTTTCTCCAGTTCCGCCATATGCTCTAAGATATTTTGTTAAATAAGAACTATCGTTATCTCTTGCTACAACTTTATATGAGCCAGTTGCAGTATCAGTGATTCCATAATCAAAATTATCAAAATAACATTCCATGCTAACATATTTTTTTCCTTCTTCAATAGAAGCAATAAGATCTCTAGTTCTATCCTTAAGCGATGGATCTGTATAAGCCTTATAAATTACTGAACCAGTTAATATGTGAAAATTTTTAGGTAGATTTTCTACTGGAGTATTTTTATCTATTAAAATCCCGTCTTCTGTAATAGGATAATTAGATATAATATGTCCTACAATAATTTTTTCGTCATGATTTAAATTAGTTGGTTTATGTTCTGGGGTTTCTTTTGCTTTCCATATCTCTTCTGGTTCAAAAATATCATCGTTTTTGTTCCAGTTAGAAGAAACCAAGATCGACTGAACGTAATACATATCAGTGTCTTGAATAGAAGCAAGCGCTTTCATTTGCTTAAAAACAGCATCTATACATAATGGCTCAGCTACAGAAGCAAACGACAGGGATTTATTACCCATAATTTGTTCTGCTATACCATCATCATATTCTTGTTGAAATAATTGCATTTTAGCCTCCAAATTCAAGCATACACCATAGAGTAAAAATATGCTTTTAATTGTTTATAATCTTCTGTTGTTAAGTCTTTATCTATTTGAGATTTGATTTGTTTAGAGAATTCAGAATATTTATTAGTAATATTTTGATTATTCTGAGAAGCTTTTATTTTTTCTTTAATTAAATCTGAAGTAATTTTATCTTTAGGATTAATACTAAATAGTATTGAAGTTTTTATATTATCAGCAATTTCATATTCTGATTGAGACAAACTTCTCATATTTTTTTTGCTAAAGAATTCCAGAAACACAGGATTAACAATTTCAGATATGTGATCTTGTAAGCCTAATGCTTTCATTATAAGAGATGCTCCTGTTTGTGGAACGAACTCTTTTTGTTTTCTTGGTTGGCTATCTTTGGATGTTTTGGGTCTACCTTGACCAGAAACGCCCTGGATATCTTTTTTGGGAGCAAATTGACTTTTCAGTTCTAACATTGTTTTCTCATTGTTATTATTGGGATCAAGTTCTAGTCCAACTTGACTAGGAGTAGCAATACCTAATTGTAGTGCAACTTTTCTTAAATTATAATCATTAGTAACATATGGTCCAAGCTTAGTTTCTTCTTTATTTTCTCTTTGTACTCTAACATTTTCTAACTCAGAATCAGCACCAAATCTCTTTTGCACAAATTCGTTAGAAACAATATTTCTGTCTGCCAATTGAATAATAAGAGCCTTCTCTGCTGTTTCGTCGCTAAGATCCATATTGTCAAATTCTATTTTCGCAGAATATCTGAAGCCCATAACTTTTTGAATCATGTCTAATTCTTCTTGCCAAAATCTTTTTAAAACATCTCTACCGTATTGTAGTCTCTGCGTTAAAGTCTTGAGACTAATAAAATTGTTTGTTGTACCAGCCGCCCCATAGGTTCCTGTGAGAGTTGGAGGGATTCCTAATCCAGCATATACATTATTAAGATGAGGAGTATATTTAGCCTCTCCAAGAAATTGATGAACATTAGTTTTACTTTCAATCAGCTCAATATCCGGACCCCATACAATATCCATAGTGCCACCACCAACATTGTTTTGTAATATAGAAGCCAACTTGGATGCAGCTGCTTTAGTTGGTGCAATCTTATGGTCTAAATTACCAAGTTTAAAAATTCTAGTATTTGAAATAGCACCATCTAATGCTGCCATATCCGCCAGCTTCAATTTTTCCAGGACTGTGATATCGTCCATGATGGAATACATCATTGGAAATGCCCAAGTCTGCCAATCATCCTTTTTGTAATGATTAACAATGACCTTATCAGGATCTAGATAATATGGTTTTCTAGTTTTAGCAGCTTCAATTACCTCTGGAGGCAATTTAGAAACCATAAACTTTTCTGCATCATTTTTGGGAGAATTAATGATCTTACGAAGATGAGCAGGAAGCTTTAAACCATATGCCTTTTTCCCGCCAACAAAAGAAGCTAGCGGACCAGCAGCGATTTCAATATATAGAGGATCAATAAATGTATATTTCCAAGGAATTTCTTTTGCCCCAAGAGTCGTTATTTGTTGTTTAATGTCTCGATCTGTAAAATCTGCAGCATTAGCTTTATACATATCTTTAATTGATTTGTTAGAAAGCTTAGCTGTTCTTCTTGTCATTACAACATTCCCTATGCGATAAAGATTGTTTAAGAATCTTTCGCTACGATCTTTCCCATTAACTTTCTTAAACCAGTTCCTATAAAATCTTTCTATTCTTTTATTGGGATGAGAAACAGTGATACCTTGAGCAGCAAAGTCCCCCATTAAATCTATTACATTTTTTACTAATCCTACTCTCTGATAAATAAATTCCGCTCTGTTTAATATATTGTATATCTGATTTGGAACCGCTTCGTAAGGACGATAGTAGTCATAATCAGACTTTGTTAAGCCTGGTTTACTAGAAATATTTGGTAGTATATTTGAAAGATCTTGTCTAGTAGTTGTTCTACCATAAGCTGCTTTAGAGTGATGCTGAATACCTATATATTCTTCTAAAGAACCGGCAGAAGCGTTTAGGGCCTCCTTTTGACTATCCTTATTATCTCCCCAAAAAACAAAAGGGGTTTCTAACTCATTATTGTTGTGTTGTTTCATTTTCTCTCAATACTATTGCAATGTGATTGGTTTATGAACATTTACACCTTATTTGTTAATTCCTATATAAATATCGTCATTAGCTGCATTTGTAAACCATTCTGGTCCTTTGTACATTTCAGAATCTTTTGAAGCAACAATACTTCTACTATCTCCACCTATTACATTATATTCAGGATCTAATAATTGTAAATCTAATTGTCTAGCTATCATGTTAGAAATTAAAAGAGAACTATATCTATCTTTTCTTAATTTTCCTTTTTTACCATGTGAACCTTTAACCTCTGGGGTATCCCACCTATCTCTAGCCCCTACCCCACTACTAGTTTGAGTCATAACTATGGTTGTAAGCTCATTTTTTAACTCTTCTATCTCAACAATACATTCGCTTAAACTATCGTATAAAGGATTAAGGTCTGCATCTAAAATATTTCTACCCTCTTTTTCTAAAGCCAAACCAATACTTAGTGAATCGAATCTAGGAAATATTAATTTTTTATCTTCAAAGTCTTTTCTTAATCCATGATTAGCTCCTGCAAGCCAATCAAACTTTGCAAATTGTATTAATTCAATAATGTGTAAACCAACTTGAGTATCGGTAGCTTTAGGCTTATCATAATCTATCTTTGGCCAAATTAAGCTTTCTCCTTCTTGTAAATTTTTAGGGTCGTGTAAAGCTTCTTCAATAGCAACACCGCCACCCTGAGCATCAACACCTATACTAATAACATTAAAGGCTTTCATTAAGTTTCTTATTTTTCTAGCGCAGAAACTATAGAAATCATGGTCTTCAGTAAGTCCTGTTTTTTGTCTTTCTCTAAAGTTGCCTCTATTAGTAGTCCAGCAATATACTAATCTTCTATGATCTTTGTTTAGTTCTATTACTGTGATGCTAAAATTATCTTTTTCACTAGCAGGATCAACGCCAATAATATATTGTTTATTTGGATCTCCTTTGATAATAGGATCAAAATTAATTTCTCCTTCAATTCCAATTATAGGTTTTTTCTCATTACAAGTGCAACTCTCTATGAGGCTACGTTTGAAGAAACCTTCGCTATCGCTAGTGAAACAAGCTGCATACTCCATCTGATAAATACCATTATGAATAGTTGCTTTCGCCCTAGCAACTTGCTTATCATCCATAAAGCCCTTAGGTATCATTTCGTATGGAATTCTGATAACACTATAATCTTTCCAATTAAAATTTTCAGGCACAGGACCACCAAAAATTTCTTCTAGTTCTCTAGTATCACCCTTGCTTTCTACTATAGCTTTATATCTTCTCCAATACTGAGCAAAATGCTTAAAGCTATAATCAGCAGTTCCACTAATAATAGCCTGGTTACTTTTCTTAACCATTAACTCATCCATCTCTGGCGTCCATATGCCCGCTTCTTTCATGGCCTTTTTCTTGGCCTCTGCCTTCACGTTTTGTATGGGGCTAGCACTAACAGCAGCGAAGCCTGACACAACTGTTTCGTAGATGTCAGGACTTATTGATGCAAATTCATCTGCAATAATAATATGGGCACGAAGACCTCTAATTTTATCACCAGTTCCTAATGGAATAGCAACTGCCCAACTTTCGCCCAGACGCATCGTGCAACGATCTACATCTCGTCTAGGACCATCACTAGCCCCACTGAATATACTTCTAATAATGTCGCTGTTACGCCACAAATTTTCCATATATTCAAATATAATTTTACTTTGTCGAAATGCACTGCCCACAATAACAATTTTACTTCCAGGAACAAACATGCATTTAAGCATAGCATACATTCCTAGAATAAATGATTTACCAAAACCGCGACTTGCAATAAACATTGGAAAAGGACGATTCCAAAACTCCTGTAGAATTGCTATTTGTATAGGATGTAGCTCTATTCCGAACAAACTCTTGACAGTAAATCCAAAGTATGTAGGATCTGTCATTATTCTTAAAAGATGAGCATCAGGATGTTCAATATCATATTTTGATCGCCCAACCATTAAGTTGCGATCTATTTTAATCTTGCTAATATCTCCTAAGCCCAGCCAGGCTTCGTCAAATTTTTTATTTTCTATTTTGCTGCTCATTTACTCTTTTCATTATGCTAATTGCTAATGCCATTGCGCTTTCTCTATTGCCACAAAAATGGGTGTGTATACCATATATTGTGTTTATTTCGGTTATGTATTTTAGCAGATATAGGGGCGTTATACGAAGGTTTTTCCATAATTTTGGAGGTATGCCACTGTTACGGGGAAATTGTAATATGTCATACAGGTCGAATTCAAATAGTATGTGTTTATGTGGATATCCTGCCATTCGATCTAGTACGTCTTTGAATCTTTTTTCGGTTATATTGTTTGATACCTCATTAACGCTGCTTTTTCTCTCTATGCATAAAATATTTTCAAGGCCCGCGATGCTATAATCGCCCGTGTCTAATTTAGCCTTTGTTATATTAAAATTATCGTTAAAGTCCCAAGGTTTTTGCTCCCTGGTATCTATGATAATATCAAAGTATTTATTTTTCATGATTGTTTGGCCGCCACTATTTTAAAAAACAAAGGAGCATAACCATCCTCATTTCCATGAATAAAATTATGATGTCTACGACACAATGTAATTCCATTATTAGGATTAAATCTTAAACCGGGATAATCACTCCACCTTTTTATATGGTGAGCATTCAAATATTTTTTAGTTCCGCATTTTGGCCACTGACATGTATACTGATCTCTTTTGTATACTTGATTGCGCCATTGCTTATAATTATTATCAATCTGTCTGGCCATTTGCTTCTACCGCCTCTGGTGTTAAAAAGGGCATATCGGAACTTTTATCTTGGTAAATATGAACTTGTTCTAAGTGATCAATATGTTTTTTTACACTCATGTTAATAATTTCCATTTGGCGACCTTCGATCTCTCGTATCTTTTCGTCCTCCAACATTCTCAGCAGACCAGTCCAAGACGATTTGCCGTCCTCGATTCTTTTGATTCTTTGTTCTCTTGTTGCTTTAAGATCTTTACTTATTTTTTGTTGTTCTGCAAGAAGTTTGGTATATTCGTTTGTGTATGATGTGATGCTGTTGCGGGCAAAACTTAACTGGGTTTCTAAATTGGTTAAGTATGCATTATCGCGGTCTTCTTCTTGTTTTGCGTATTCAGCATCAACCGTTCTTTGGATTCGTTCAGTATCTGCTATGTGGCGTTTGCGTTCTTTCATAGATCGATTGATAAGAATGTCAATAGTGATAAATTGTTTAATTTGTAGTTCCTCAGCGGGCAACACATCTTCACGGAATTGTTTAATAAGGCCTATCCATGTGTCCTCAAAATATTTTAATTCTCCGGTATCAGCATCAAACTGACGTTCTATTTCTTTCCAGAAAGTTTTTTTGTGAAGTTTGTGCCTTAGATAGTCACTATCTTCATCAGCTTCATCTCCTGCTAGTAGATGGTTTTCTTCTATAAATCTTGTTATAGGAGCAGTGCTGCGATTTAGATATTCTGCTATGTCTTCTACACTGTCTGTTTTAAAATGATCTCGTATGTGTTTTTGTTCGCTAAGACTTAGCTGGCCTCTTTTTTTACTCATGACTTGATAGTATTTCTTTTATGTTTTGCAGAAGTAGGGTGTTATATTTTTTGGGAATTTTTTGGCCGTAAAGGACCATAAGATAATATTTGCGAAGTTCTACTTTAATGTGTGGGTCTATCTTGTTGAGAATCTCTTGATTCTGTAAGGTTTTAACAAAATCTAATTCTCTATTTTTAATGTTTTCGGCCCCTTCGGTGCGACTTACTTGCATAAGATTCTTTTTATTGTTGTTTTTTACATACCAATTATTGTATAAGGGGCAATTGATTTTGCAGTTGAACTGTGTGCATTGACTGGTGCTTTTGGCATAGTCTTTGTCATAGAACTCGCAAGTATTACATGGGCGATCTGGTCTTTGGTATTTGTCTCTTTTGAAATTGAAAAGTCGATTTCGTATGTGGGTCCATAAGAAATTTTCTAGGGGTTTGCTAGTGTCATAGTTTTCTAGTCCTTGTAGGGCAAAAATATATGCTTGTTGTTTCATGTCTTCTATGTCATGATAGCCAAATTTAAACTTGTGAAGCAGCTTGTAGCAAATTTTGTCTATCGTTTCAAGAAAGTGTTTTTCGCTCACTTTTCCTAGAATCATCTTTTCCTTGGTTTTCTGTGGCATGTATTAACTCCGCTATGCTTTTACCATCAACAAGTTTCAGCTCGTCTAATGATGGTTGATTATCTGGATTTCCTGTTACTACTAACGATGATGCTGCAAAAATATGTGTCATAGTTTCTCCTGCAATAGTATTATAATGCTATTATAGAATCTATACACCAAAGGGTCAAGTTTTATCGATGGAAGTATCATAGTGGGGCAATCTTTATAGTTTAGGTATTACATTTTAAATATGTGTTCTGGATTGTGTTTAGACCACCCCCGCCATTTTGGCGGAACAACCCCCCTTATGGGGGGAATGAAAAAACCCCTCGGATGGGGGGTGAACGGCTGAACACCCTCGGATGGGGGGTGAACGGCTGAACACCCTCGGATGGGGGGTTGCAAACTAGTGTACGTTGTTCACCTATTCTCACGATACTAGGTGTCCAATGGCGACGGAAGATTTTTTTTTGAACGTAACCCATTGGGATATAAAGACTTACAAAAAAATCTGATTTTTTTTCATGCTAGGGGTTGACCATTGCCGATGAATAAGGTATAATGATGGCATGAAGAGAAATGACACCCACAATCGAGAGGATGCCAAAATGGCAGATTTCATTGCAAAAGTAAACGTGGAAGAAACTACCCCCCAAAATGACTACGATCTGTTCGCCTGTTCAGATTGTTGCTATGCCCCCCTTGAGGACTACCCCAAAGAGGGGGAGTTGGTGATATGCCCCCATTGTGGGGATTGGTCAGAAACCCTCTACCTCTAGTGGGGGGTCTGGCAAGTTTGGTAGTTTAGGAAAGTTTTCACCCTTAGGAAAGTTTGGAAAAATGGAAAAAAATTACGATATCCTCGCTGAAATGAACACTCGTGGTCGAAAGATTTGGAATGTCTTTGACGATAGCGGGAAGCTATTGGGTGCCGTTGGTTCAACGGACAACAGTCGATATACCGCTTTGCGATATGCTCAAAGCAAGTATGGCAAGCATATCCAACTAGTATTTCGGGAATGGAAAAATTGATCGATCCCCCCATAATGGGGGTTAGCAGTCTGGAAAGTTTTGGTATACTTGAATAGTTCACCACAAGGAAACCTAGCATGTTCACCACCGCCGATATTCTTGAATCGCTCGCCACAATCACCCAAAATAGGGGGGAGGCGGTTTATACCCCCCAAAAGAACGAGTCAAGCTATATGCTCTCTCTCCAGACATGCCCCGATAGGGGGGTTGCAATCGAAAATCTAATAGCAAAGCGATTGCAGAAAATCGGAGTACAGACCACCCATCTGGGGGGTTCTCAAAATAGCTTCGATCTTGCCATTATAGTCGATGGCTCCCCCATTCGGGTGGAGTGCAAGAGTAGTCTGTCGGCCCCCTCAACTGGGCGGTATAAGTTTCACCGAATCAAGCCAGAATTGTTCGACATTCTGTTTTTCGCTTTCGTCCACCCAACTAGGGGGGTTGTCGTGAAAACTGCTAGTGTTCGCGATATCAAACGATGGATCTCAAACTGCTCCCCCAACAGGGGGGTTGACGGATATAGTATCGGTTTCGGAAAGTCTATGATTCACCAGCATATCCCCACCATCGAGTGGGATGCTAATGGGGGGTTTGCTATGGCATAAAAATTTTCAAGAAAAACTTGACAAGTGACGATCAGTAGAGTATACTTCAGCAACACAAGAGAAAAGGAAAACGAAAATGATCAAAAAGATTTCACCTATCGTCGGAATTTCAGCAGAATACGTCACCCTCCCCAATGGCGGGGTGAAGGTTCTGAAAGTGGTTCGAAAGTCTACAGGCTACACTTTCGACGATCCGAAAATGATTAGGCTTTGCGAGGCCAACATCAAAGCCATTCTTGGTGGTTGGATGACAGTACCCCAATAGTGGGGGTTGACACGTGGGAAAGTTTTGGTAGACTAGTTTCACTTGAAAGGAAAATGAAAATGAGCGTTTTGGAAATTGGCCGTGTCCCTAGTGTTGTCGAATTGCAAAATCAGTTTCACAAGCTGAACGATTTTACAGTTCAGACTTGGCTTCGTGTTGCTCAACAGCATCTCCCCACCCTTGAGGGGGTTGATCGTGAGTCTGTCGAAAATGGTATTCGTGCTGCCGCTGGTGTGTTGCGGTTGCGTTACAGGAATTGGGAATAACTGAAAGGGTGTTCACTATGCAAGGCTTCTACTCAAGTGATGAACGATTGAATAGGTGGGCTGGCGAATGGGTTCAGTGTGGGCCATCCCCTCAACACAGGGGTACGCTTGCTGCTCAACTCAGGCTCATCCGAAAGAGGCATGGCACCCCTCTTGCGAGGGTGTATCGTGACAATCTGCTCTGGATTGGTAGCTATCCCCCCAAGTGAGGCATTACCCCCCCAAAAAAGGGGGTGAAGCGCTCCATACCCCACCAATGGGGGGTTGTCTCCCTCAATTGTACCGGCTAAACTAGCCGGTCGAATTATGGAAACAGCCAGCGAAAACCGTGCCAAATCTGCAGAAAATGAGAAAAAATTGTGTCAAAATCTCTTGACATAAAAATTCCAAAAATATTGTTGACTGCTCAAGTTTGGTTTGGTATAATGTCGATATAGAAAGTAACCCAAAGGAGAAAAAGAATGAGTACCGAAAGCCTAATGGCACAATTTCCTATCACTCGCAAGGCTTGGAACCAAGCAACCACCATTTGGCAGGGTATGGCGATTCCGTGCGAAAAGAGTACCGCCGATGGTGAGGTTGTGCAGAGTGAAAAGGTTTTGAAGTTTACACGCTCGGCCTTGCGGGAATTGAGGATTGCAAAGCCCAAAGCTGATCCCCGTCTGATTGGGGGTGAGGATCGTATGATAGAAAAGGTAGGAAAGCCCGGCTCCCCCGAAAGGGTGGAAGCTCTAATCGCCCAGTATGCTACACTGAGCGAAACCGAAACGTCCCCATTTGGAGATTGAAAGTATGTCCACCACCAAGCTAACATATGTTCAGGTGAAAAGCACCGGCGAGAAACAATGGGTGAAGGATACCTATGTTCAGGCATATCCTAAACTATATACGCCTGTTCAGTTCAAGGGTATCAAAATACAGGCCGAAGCGAAAGATATCTATTCCCCCCGTTAGAGGGGTGGATCGCTCTACACCCCACCTAAGAGGGGTTGACCCCGCTGTAGTAGCTAACCCTTCGGGTTGGCATTATGGAAACAGCCAGCAAATCCCGTGCCAAAAAAGCAAATAATTTTTTCAGATTTTTTTTGCTTGACAGCTAAAGTTCCGTATGATAGAATGTCGATATAAGAAGTAAGAGAGAAAGAAAGGAAAGGGAAAGAAAATGATGTTTATGAACAAAACTGAGATTCAAGACCATATCGAAGATCGCCCAACTGGTTGGCACGATCAGCTGGTGAACGAAGGTTCAGTAAGTGATGAACTGCTGAGTGAAGCAGTTGCCAATGACGGTCAACTTGAAATTGGCTACGATTTTGGAACTCTCACTATCGACAGTGAAGGGTATATAATCGCTTGGGATGCTCACAATACTGATTGGTATGAGGGTTGACACGGCAGGAAAAGTTTGGTAGACTTGGAAAGTAAGAAAGAAAGAAAGAGAGAGTTGATTATGAGTAGGTATGGTAGATATGGTCGATATGATATGTGGGGTCAAGAACGCCATGAGCATATCTTTATGGGTTGGAGTATATCGTTCGATATGGACGGTAAGAATTGGTCTTGGAAACTTGGAACCAAGTACGAAACCAAAATGGATGCTGTGCTTAGAGTAGAAGAGAAGTTTCCTACTGCTAAGAAAATCAAGTGTCGCAAGATTATTTGTGAGGTATGAAAATGAAATGCTATATCGAAAAAACAAGATACTGCCCACTGCAAAACAAAGTAGTATCTGGATGGGTTGAGATTTTTGATTATGAAGAGGGGGGCGTTATTGAAGAAATGAAACCTATTGGCACAGTAGTGAAAGTAGGGCCAAGATCGACGCGAACTGTTGGACAAAAGTTTAGGGGAGATAAAATTTTCTGGGGACAATTTCGTTGTGAGAATGGATGGACATATGAAAGTAACGCAGAATATGATGCGGAAGGGAATGTAATTGGGATAAAAAAAGGATCAACAATTTTTACGTCAATGGCAAAGTAGGAAAATGAAATGAAAAGCAAACTTGACAACGACGGTTTAGCCGTTATACTGTTTCTAGTGGTTACGGTTACTTTGGTTTTCTTGGAGAGACTATCATGAGTGGTTACAACGGTTACAAAAATTACGAAACGTGGAACGTCGCCCTCTGGATTAGTAATGATGAAGGACTCTATAATATTGCCAGCGATTGTGCTAATTATGATGAGTTCGTTGATACTATGAGGGAATTGGGTTCACTTGAAACTCCTGACAATGTAGCATGGAATGATAGTGGTATTGATCATGATGAAGTAAACGAAGCGTGTTTTGTGAACGAAACAGATGAATGTAAGTAGTTATGTTTGCTAAACTTATGTTCACTAAATAGTGGCGCGATCCACACCCTACTTTTAGGGGGTTGTACCACCCAAACTGGGCGGTTCGATTATATGATAATAGCCAGCCAAAATCAAGCCCAAAATTTTTATTTTCCTCTAATGTTTTTCCGGCCGGTTGTCGATATATAAAGTATTGGCAAGAATAACCAGTGGAGAAAAATGATGTTGACACTCTGCACGATTTTTGGTATGGTGGTGGGTTTTGAAGGTTTTGAGAATGGCAAAGTATACGTTGGGGTTTATACCCCCAATATGGAGTATGGATATGTGATCACTAAGGATGAAATCTACTTGGATACGATTTTTGAAAAATATTGAAGATTAGGGGTTGACAACGCCGATACAGTGTGTATACTTGGATCATGATGACAACCACCACTAAGGAAAACGCAATGGATGATATCAACACCACGCTCTTGATTGCTGCTCTTGAGGCTGAAGGAATTGTTGAGCCTATCGACGATATTGGTTCTCACCCGCTCGACTGGATGGATGTAGTCGGGGTCGATTTGTTTGATGAGTGCTGGACACCAGAGGAGGCCTACTAATGGGGGAGTACCCAAGACTCGCCGCTTTTTCGCTTGACACTGACGATTTTTGTGCTAAGATTGTGAAAATGTCCCAAACTCAGGAGATGACGATGAATTACCACGACGATGAATGGATTGACCTTGACAACGGAATGTCGGAAGAAGGCTACTATGATGAGGAATGTTACGTTGAGGATGATTATTACGATGATAGCATGGATGGGGATTTTGATTCGGCCATGCGTGATGCAGGATATGGGGTTGATGAGGACTATGGTTACTATGGGGAGGACTATTGATGCAAAATGAACGGTTTTATAAGTGTACGAATATCACAACTGTTGATGGTGCAAAATACGATCAGTGCTTTGTAAGTGTTCCAAGTATTGATCTGAGCGAAGCTGTTGATCGACAGGAAAATCTGGCAGCGGTTTCCGGGGCTTTGGAGTCTGCTATTGCGTATGAGGTCGAAAACTTTCAATATGAAGAGGTTGTTGTATGATGATTGAACTGGATTTTATCAGTGTGGTGATTGGATATGTTATTGGGGTTTGTCTTACTTGGTCACTTACCTTTACTCTTTTTGGTTGTGAGAAGTGTGATAATGAAAGAAAAGAAGAAAAATACGATTATACTAGCGGGGGCTCTTATAGCTGGAATTACCCTTATGATCGTGATCGGATAATGTGAGGGGGCTACCCCTCTTTGGGGTGGTATGGAGCGAGCCAACCCCACTTATGGGGGATAAGCAAAAAATTTTTCTTTTTTCTGCTTGACAAGCTAAAGTTCATACGGTAGAATTGCCGATATAAGGGATAGGAAACCACGACACGGAGAAAAGAGATGACATACCGAGAAATCGTCAAGCTGGTTCACGGAAAGACCAATCGTAAATCACGCAAGATTGCAAACAACACCTATGCTGAAATTGAGTATGATGACAGCGTTTCGATTAGTCTGCATGGTACAGCGGTCGTTCGGTTTTTCCCGAATGGTCTGGTGCAGTTGAATAGTGGTGGTTATCGTACACACACCACAAAAGAACGAATCAACCGGTATTCCCCAGTTGGAGTTTACCAGAAAAATTGGGAATGGTTCCTGAGTGACGGTACTCCGTTTGAGGATAAAATGCTGGTTGGGGGTTGACACGTGTCTTCCCTATGGTAGAATAGTTTCAGGTTTGATTTACACACTTCGGAGGTTCTAATATGAACGACATGGTTTTGATTAGCGGTTTGGTTGTTGCTGGTATTGTTGGTATTTTCGCTATTATGGCAGGGTTCTATGGTCGTCCTGCTACTCTGTGCGAGGCCAAGGTTGGAGAAGTTTATAACTTTGATTATCTCCAGCCGCTCAAGGGAGAACCGAAGCGTTGGATGGCAAAGGTTGTTGAGCCGGTTGTTTGTTTGAACGATAATACCATTGCCCGTATGAATGCTCGTAGCAGCTATCGTCGCAACGACCCTAAGTTTGAACGCAGTAACCATCTGGTAACTTGCAGAACGAAGGATGGTAATGTCCGGCAGTTTTACTGTGAGCGTGCGGTGAATTGTCGCAAGCCACTGTTTGGCTGTCTGTTTGCCTAACTCTCTCCGTGGTGGTGTGTGCAGTCTCGTCGTGTCGAGAGATGCGGCGAGGCTCACACCCCTCACGAGAGGGAGCCGGCCGGCCGACCTGAGTGTAAGTGCTTACGCTGCAACTACTTACGTTTTCTCTAAAGCAGACTTGACCTAAAAGCCGATATAGGGTATAATGCCAGATATGAACACGCAACAAATAGAACACACCTGGGCAGTTATTCGGAACTACAATACGCTTGGTTATGTAAAGCATCAAAGCGAATGGACTGCGGAAAAGATCGCCAAGAGTAATTTTGGTAATGATGTTAGAATTGAAAGAATATATTTAGTTGGCGTAGTGCCAGAAGGCAGTGTTGTTCATTATAGTCACACCTAAACCATTAGGTTTGGCTAATTTGGATATAGTCAGCGAAAATAGAGAGTTTGGGTGTATAATACCAGATTCACTAAATGGAGAAATATTATGGATAATATATTGATGACTGGTTGGATAATTCTGAATATTATTCTAATGATCGTAAGTTGTTGCATCTAAAGGACTTACGAGCAAAACGGCCGGCCGGGCCACCATTCTGGGGGGTATAAGCACTCGTAGCAAATTCTGTGCCAAAAATTATTTTTATTTTTTCCAAAGTTTTTGGTTGACATTGGACGATAATAGAGTATACTTGAGAGACACAACGGAGAAAAACAATGAAAACTGCAAACGGTAATGATAAGCTGGGCAAGGAAAATTGTATTGTGGTCAGTCGGCCAGTTGGTGATACTTGCCCGTCCTCTTGTGATTTTCTGGGCAATGGATGCTACGCCGAGCAGACCGAGAAAATCTATCCCGGTGTGCGTCCTGCTGGTATGCAAAACGTCATCACCGAGCGTGGCCGTATTCGTTCTATGATTATTGATGCAAAGCGTAAGGGTAAGGCTATTAGGTTTATGGAGCGTGGCGATTGGTTCCTCAATGGAGAACTAGATGTTGATTTTGTCGATAACGTAGCGTGGGCGTGTGAAAGTATCGTTTCTAATGGTGGTAAGCTACCTAAAATGTGGTTTTATACTCACGTCTATGACGATAGGATTCCAGCAAAATTAGGAAAATACTTTTCCATATTCGCTAGTGTTCACAATGAAAACCATATGAACGAAGCAAAGTCTAAAGGTTTTACTAAGTTTGCTTGGTGTGACAGCGACCAAAAAATTGCACCCAAAAGGCCAAGGAGTAAAGTCAAGGCTGACGCATGGCGTAAAAGTCTACCCAAGCTGGTTGTTCTGGGCGGCGAAAAGTTTGTAACGTGTCCAGAGATTCGTCGTGGTCGTGGTGTTGTTACTTGCACCCCAACCAAAAACTCTATCGGTTGTAATATGTGTTTAGACAAAGAAAAGCCTAATGTTCTTTTTCCTTGTCATTAGCATGAAATGTTCTATGGCAGTTAGAGCAGAGTATGATACATTTTTTTATCTCTGTTTCTAACTGCTCCATAGATATATTTTTATCTCTTACCATAGCACCTATCCCTTTTTCTTTATTATCTTCAGTATGATGAAAATCTAAACATTCTACCTTATTACAATCACAATATAAACATTTACTATTTGATTTAATGTTATATATTTTTAAACCCTTTTTATTACGCATATATTTACCAGTATAGTGTTGTGTTCTGTGGCAATTTGAGCATATTATATCACATTTATTTATTTCTGCTCTAATAATATTTAATGAATACCCATGTCGAACCAGATTGCATACTGTATTTTTTTTGATTGTATTTGGGCGATGATGAAAATCTAGACAGTTAATATTTTTATTACCACAAAGCTTACAACCAGATTGCTCTTTAATAGTTTTAATATATTCCCTAGATAATCTTTTTTGTTTATGTTTATATTTTTGCTTGTATTGACGTACTTTATCTAAATTATTTTTTGCCCATTTAGTATTATTGTCTATTTTAGGCTGTGATGTTTTATTCATGAATAAGTATCCTCCTATATAATATACACAAAATTGGCATAGGGTGGAGATTTTTTATTGACAGGCAGACTCAAATAAGGTATAATGCAAACGTGTTGTTTCCATCTCACTAAAAGGATAAATAATAGTATGATGAAAAAAGTATCAGACCGTAAAATTGTATGTGTGTGGTGTTGTTATGATGAAGATTGTAAGATAGGTAACAATTATGAAACTTCACATGTCAATCCTGATTGGTATCAATATCATGGAACGCCAGTATGTCTAAACTGTAATAAGGATATGGAATACTCTCACACGGAGGTTGATTGTGGTTAAGTATTATATCAAGTGTGGTAGTCTAGAACTAATCTATTCGACTAGTAAAAAACAAAGGGATGCAGCACGAACTGTATTGTGGGAGTGTAATGAGCATGATGAACTTGATGAGTTTTTCTATATTGATGAGCGGGGATTTAGAGACTATGTTACTGCCACCCCTGGTACTATTGTTATTCCCACTGAGGAAATACTAAAAGCTGAAGGGTGGATATAAGTGCTTGGGGTATAAGTACTTACGTTCGCCCCGGCCGGCCGAGCCCTACCAATAGGGGGTTCACAAAATTTTTCTCAAGTTTTCGCTTGACAATGACGATATATAGGGTATGCTTAGGAGACAACACAACCTTACCCCCAAGCGATTAGGCGGCATAGGACAAGGCTATCGACCACCATATTGACATGCCTTAGTCAATCGTGTAAGATACCTATGCGTGGTGCGAGGCCACAGAGGGTTCGATACAACCAGTAACCGTTCCCAAGAGCCAGACGGCATGAGTCATGAACTATGCCTAGGAAGGATTTCCGTGGGCGGTTTCCACAGTTCCGTCAAAGGGTAGGCTGTTGGGCAATAGAATCGGGGCGTAAAAGATTCGCTGGTTTGTCTCATTGCAAAGGCCCTATCGTCTAGCGGCTAGGACGTTGCCCTTTCACGGCAAAAACTGGAGTTCGATTCTCCATAGGGTCATATTTGTACACTAATTTTGACGGCCGGCCGGGATGGGCGTAACTGCTTTGATATCAACAACTTACGTTTTTCTCAAGTTTGAGATTGCAAAACGCCGATAAGTATGGTATGATGGATAGAAAGGGCTCGTAGCTCAGTTGGTTAGAGCAGGGGACTCATAATCCCTTGGTCGGCGGTTCGAGTCCGTCCGGGCCTACTTTTGTGTCTCAGCTGATCCTATAGGATTGGACAGAATGGATATAGTCAGCGAAAAACTAAAGTTCTTGACAAGATATTGACGATAGTGTATACTGGGACAAAGGAGAAAAAGATGGTTGCTGCAAACGGTCAGGTTTTTGATATTCAATGCGTACAGTGTGGAATCACCTATCAAATTATTGCAGACGGAGATGATATTGTTAGGTGGCAGAGTGGTAGTGGTTATATTCAGGATATTCTGCACTATCTCACAGTAGGGGAGCGTGAGTTGCTTATTAGTGGTACTTGCGATAACTGTTGGAAAATAATGTTTGGAGAAAATGATGAGTAAATATAGGGTAAGATTTCACCTACAACGTGGTGAACACTATATGCACTGGCAGATTCGTGGAAAGGATTCTGTTTATTATTTTGACCCAAAGAACTATTCTATAGAAATGCGTGGTGCTAAACTTATCAACAAGAAAAATGCAGCAAAGAAGGTCTACGCTGCTGGTAAA